TCTACCATAGTCTTCATTTTACCTTTGCATTTGGATTATACAAAGGTCATTATACTTATCCTATGGTGGCGCAATTTTCAACTGGAATATTGGCGCACTTTTCAATTAGTATCTACAAGTATGACAGACCAAATGAAACTTATGATATTGTATTCCCCGTTTTTGAACCAAATGATTACGATAATGACGGGAACATAGTATCTCCATTAAATTATGCTTTTGGTTGGAAAAACGACAAAGGAGACTTTACGGGTTGGAATATTCCAAAATATAAAGTCGGTGAGGTTGTTGCCATTGCGCAAAACTATAGCGATTGTGGTAATATGCCTGATTACGAATTGGACGAAGATGGCTATCCTATAATGCCAAAGAGAAGCGGATTTTTTAATAAAATGTTTGTCCGCGCTGACCTCATGCCCCATCATATCCGTATTACCGACATCAAGGTTGAACGTTTACAGGACATTAGCGATGAAGATTGCCTGAAAGAAGGAATTTTTAAATGGGATGCTGGACAAAAGGATATTCCTTTTTATTCATTCCATAATGCAGATATACCCGACTACAATGATCCTCGTGACGCATTCGCAGAACTGATAGATAAAGTCTCCGGCAAAGGAACATGGGAAAGTAATCCCTATGTCTTCGTTTATGAATTTGAACTGATTGATTAAAAACGAGAAAAGATATTGATTATGAAGCGTGAAATAAAATTCAGAGGGAAAAGTGTTGATAATAATGAATGGGTGTATGGCGATTTAATTCATATTGGAAATGGATGTATTATATATCAAGGCTCACAAAGTGATTATCAAATTACCAACAAGACAGGTGTAGCTATCGAATTATTCGATGATGAGGTTTCAGTTGTACGTCCAGAGACGTTAGGTCAGTTCACGGGCTTATGCGATAAGGATGAAAAGGAAATCTATGAAGACGACATACTTATGTGTGAGCAACATATAGCTCTTGTATTGTGGAACAAAGAACTTGCTACATACGCATTACAATTCGATTTTGAAAAAAAAGTCGGCATGAGACCTTTAGGAGAATGGCATGCTATGACAGTCATTAGTAATATTCACGATAACCCGAATTTGTTGAAAGAAAACAACCATGAGTAAATACATGAATTGGGAACTCTATGATAAACCGCCTGAAGGCTTCTCCATTGACAAGCATACTGGCTCTCCTTTGGCCGGATACGACTTTTACACAAACGGGAAAAGCGTCTTAAACGGAGGAGTAAGAATTCTTGTAAAAGCTCTGAATGTTCATGTTAACAACATAGCAGACAACCACTACCCCGTGAAAAGAAACACTCCCAATAACAAAGAACCCAAACAAGACCCGATGATTAACCGTAATGTGCGCCAACGGGTAAATGTCTTTGCACGCGAGAGGTTTAAAGTAAAGCTGCTACAAGAAATAGAATTTGATTTAATGGTGTGTCAACTCGAAGGCTGGAGCATGGGGAGCTACGTCAATGAGCTTAAGCAATTGATTGATGATGTTTATCGGAGAATGGCTAAGACAAAGAAAAGGAATATCGAGACTACCAGTAACCCAAAACTTGAATTTAAAGATGAATGAATTATATATACCTCCACAGCGATTAAACCGCAACCCTATTAACGGGCGGTTTTTGAAAGGAAGTATCCCCCATAACAAGGGGAAGAAATGGGATGATTACATCCCTTCGCATAAAAGGGAAAGTATGATTAAAGGATTAGCCTTAGGGAGAACGGGAAACCCTAATATAGCGGGCTGCAATGCAAAGAAAGTAGTAGCTATAAAGAGCGGACGGTTACAAGGTGTTTTCCAGTCCTCTAACGATGCGGAACGAAAGACTGGCATCTGTGCCCGTAATATCAGGAATTGTTGTTCCGGAAAGCGTAAACACGCTGGCGGCTATCAATGGTTTTGGGAAAGCGATAATAGTTGGTGTGAATTAGTTAACAGAAATATATGAGTAAACTATACAAAGTAACCCTCTTCGGCAAATCATTCATTATAGGATGGTTCAGCCATGCGGACAAGTGGTATCATAAATTTAGTATAATACATTGAACATGAAAATTATATTTCTTGATATAGACGGAGTAATTTCCACGAAAAAGTCACATTATGCACTTGATAAGGATGCGTGTGATTTACTTGGCAAGATTATAGACGCTACGGATGCCAAGATTGTCATTTCTTCGTCTTGGAGAAGAAACACGGTAGAAGATACAAAATGCGAGCTTACTACCATAGGGCATTTGGTTCCTTTCCCGTTTCCATACGCTGACAAAATTATTGGAGTAACTATAAGGGCATATGCTTACGTTATGCAAGGTGTTCACCTTGCTATTCCTCGTGGAGTTGAGATAAAACAATGGATTGACACTCATATCCACTCTGAAAATGGAAAAAATTGGAACTATAAAGATATTGGGGTTGATTTTAATTACGTGATACTGGATGATGATAGCGATATGCTTCTTGAGCAAGCTGAACACTTTGTAAAGACTGATACCCTATTGGGATTGTCGAAAGATGATGTTGAGCGAGCTATTAAAATATTGAACCAATGAGAAAAGCAGACAGAATAATCAGAGACAGACATTCCCGCATCCCGGACAAATACAAGAAGATTGACACTGCGGTCAACGGGGATGCGGAAAGCCTTGCCGGACAACACAAGGAAGTGGAAAGAAGGCTGTTCCCTCTACGCCTTAACAAGACCACTGTTATTTACGTCACAAAAGACAAACAAAATGAAGCATATGCAGCGAAAGCACGTAAACGGATGGGGATAACAGAGCCGAAGAAACCTTTTGTCGACCCACTTTCGGAAGAAAACATTACCAAGTTGTACAAGGAAGAAAAGATACCACCCCGCAGAATGGCAGAGATGCTGAATGTAAGTGTAAGGACGATATATCTAAGATTGGCTAAGTATGGACTTACAAAAGTTAAATGCAGATAATATGAAAGAGAATAATATTTTAAACAAAGAGATTTATGCAGAGGCTATGATAGCAGCCTCTAAGGTTGATTTCCTTGAAAGCAAGGATGAGATTAAGATGTATGCCACTTCGCTGTATAACGCAGTAATGTGGGGCAGAAATCATACGGTTAAAGCAAAAGAATTAGAGACACCAAGCTAATACCCTCACCAAAACGGCAAGCGGTGTAACCCAATGGAGAACCCGTTCAAAGCGTTCTAAACGTTCCATTGGATAACCCGGAAAAGGCGGCAATAGTCCATGTAAAGGACATTGTCCGCCAATTCAAGCAGTTCATCTATGTAATCCCTTTTTCGCATCACGTTCAAGTTTTCTACGTTGTTGGCGGTTTATACCATTTGCTATGGCAAGGCTGTTCAGCGTCTCTTTCTGTTCGGGAGAGAGCATGTTATATACTTCTTCCCGTGATTTGCCTGATAAAATGGCTTGTACTATTTTTTTAACTTCCATTTTGGTGCATAAAAATCAGTGTTCGAACTTGGATACCGCCCGGACACAAAAAAGGCGGTAAAACCATGTTGGAATTACCGCCTTAAATTTTCAACAAAAAACTGCTAAATTTTAATTAAATCACATCCTAATACGTCTGAAATTTTAGCAATTGTACTCAATGTGAAATTATGAGTTCCACATAACCATTTACTTACCTCTGATTTCCGTTTTCCCATACGTTTGGCAAGTTCTGTTTGAGACATGCCTTTCTCTTTCAAAATAGCATCAATCTTGTCAGATAATGCAAACGACATCTCTACCTGTTTCCTTACGTCATTGGGAATATCCGAGATACAACTTTTAAATAATTCGTTTGCGTTCATAACTCAAAGGTTTTACTTTCTATATCTAATATTTCCGTTTCCTCTACAGTGACAGAACCTTTTTTAATAGCTATTCTGAGGATATTATCAAACTTCTGCAAATCCATTACATACCCACTCAGTTCTTCGCTTTCGTTGTATGTCTTGTTTTGCTTTATCCCACCGTTGCCTGCAATTAATATTTTATCAGATATTCTTAAACAGTATAATCTAAGCTTGCCGGATGTTATCGGCAACGCGCATACATTATCTTTTACCTTTCCTTCCGGTCTAAAATAACGCTCAAATACACCATTGTCTAATATCTTCTTCACTGCTAAAAGGATTATTTGATAGTCTCTTCTAAGCTCTGCATTATCTTTAAATTTCATCAGAAACTTTTCAAATTCGGAAATATCTTCACCTTCAAAGCAAATAGTATATAATGTAGCCTTATCTGACTTATCTACTAATTTTACATTTATCCCAGCCATACAGTTAACTTTTTCTGCCACAAATATAACAAGATAAGTAAACAAAGTGTTCACTTTAAAGTGTATTTAACCGGGTTTATTCACATATTTAACAAAATATGAGGTGAGTTGGCGGTAATTCCAACAAGTCAAAGAACAATTTACATAATATTTTCCAGTATTTTCCAAATTGGAAAGGACTGGTATTGTCATTCCAGTAATTTTCTTCTGCAATGTTCACACAAAAATTTCTTCGCCACCGGGAACATCTTCTGTCCCACATATCCGCTAAGGTACTGCGCCTCTTCCCCGTATGGGTCGATGCCGAACGCCCGTGAGATATGCCGACATAGATGCCCTTTTTCATGGTCGAAAGAGTTTTGAAACTCTGCCGGGGAAGAAGTAAGGGCTATAACCATTACGGTTTGCCTGTTTCGGATATTGGAGTAAGTGATACCCGTATTCAGATTGCAGGAGCGCATGTTCTTATAGGCATTCACCAAATCCAGCCCCCTGCATCCAACCCGCTGAAGGTCGGCGATGATACGGTCGGTATAATAGCAGTCCACCGCATAATATACCCTTACTTCCCAATCATAATCCGGTATGTAAAATTCCTGTATTATCATAGGCTACATCATCTGTTCCCACATGATAGGATTGCCGGAGCCTATGCAGTCGGCATAGAACCGAGTGAAAGGCATTCCATTGTAAGCGTCCACATCATCTATGTAATCCTTAATGAACAATGCGAGATGGGCTTCGTCAGTGATAGAACTTTTGTAGTAATCCGACTTCGCCATGTTTGCCACGTAAACACTGTCGTACCCTGCATCCTTCTCCAGGTTTACACTGTACTTTTTCAGAAGCTCCTCTACCTGCTCTTTGCTGATTGGCTCCAGCTTTTCTTCTTTACCCGTAGATTTATTTTCCATCTTCATGCGGGAAACAGCCCATAGGCACATCTTCTTGCTGAAATGCCATCCGTACTGGCTGAGATAGTCAGCCATTGCAGGCGGTATTCTGTCGTATGTATCTAATCTTTGTTTCATATTTTCCTGATTTTAAGTGATTGGCAAAAGAGGGGAATAATCCCCTCTCCATTACATGAACTCTCCGTTGGCGCGTCTGCGTCTGCGTTCGCCCATATCATCACCGTAAGGCTGTGAATCGCGGCGTTCGTTGTAAACCGGATATTCCGGGAAGTAACCCGGCATACGGCGTTCGCCCATATCTGAGCCGCCGCTATAGCTTCCACCGCGTGAACCACCGCTGTTACGATAGCCCATTTCACCGCCCTGCATCTCACGCATGGCTCTCTCGTAACCATGACGGCAACCCTCTCTATAGGCTTCTTCCATAGGATTACCGCCTCTCATACCGAAGTCACGGTCATATTCTCCGCGCCCTTCTTCCAATATTTCCCACATTCCCATATTATTTCTTTGTTTTAGATGTTTCAGCAACTCCGAGCTGTTCCATAAGCCGTTTGTTCAATTCCATAAGGTCGGACATGTTCTTGCTCATTTCCGCCATTTGCCCTTTCAGAGAGGATATTTCCTGCTCCTGACGTTGTTTCTCTGCAAATTCGGGGTTCAAGAGCGTCAGCATCTTGTCACATCCCGCAATGACGGAATTGTGGAAGTCCATGCTGTTGATAATGTCTATGCTTTTCTGTTTCATAGAAGCGACCTCGTTGTTCATCGCATCACGAGAGCATGACACTACGATATTGCCGTTCTGTCCGAAGTCGGCTATATCCATGCCAGCAGGTAGATTTTGGAAAGTCGTGTTCTGCCCGTTGATACAGACAACGACATCCACAACCATTTCCATTTGGGGCAACTGCCCCATAGGGGGTGCCATAGGATATTTCGGCTTAGGAGCGGAAACGCTGACTACCGGACCGTATTCGATAAACGGGTTAGCATCCTTATGAAGTATATACAACTGGTTATTGGTACGAAGTGATTGAAACATATTGGTTTGATTTTAAAGGGGTGTGGCTATTTCCATTTTGGAAACAACCACAAAGCCCCATGTTAACTACTTGCTCTTTTGAGCGGTTGCTTCTGCTGTCGGAGTCGGTGCCGGTGCGGTTGTCGGACGATACCCACCGTTAACAAGGAACAGTTCGTTGGTGTACTTGTTATAGTGGATTTCGTAGATACCCGTTCCGGCAAGGTTGCCGACAGTCACCGGCTCATTGTTGTAAGCCAGCAACGGTCTTGTATCCCCATTAGTCCCTATCAGTATCGGGAGTGTAGCAGTCGTACCGGCAGGTATCGCCTGGCGGAGACTGACATAGAAACCGCCTACATAGCTTCTGTTACGGAACGCATGGTTAGGCAGCTCCAAAGTCACGTTCTCCGTGCCGACCGTTACGGCTACCGTAGGAAGGGTATTGAAATTAGCCCTTCCAATAGTAGGGAACAAGAAAGGAAATCCTGTAAAAAAGTTAGGCCACATAATTACCCCCTTTCTTACCGGAATTAACCCCAGTAGTTGTTACAACCACAACCGCTACGCCCATACATTGCATCACCGGCGTAAGCACCGAAAGCCGCAGCACGAGCTATCTCAGGGTTAAATGCTTGCAATTGCGGGTATGGCACTGCTACTGTAGGCGGCATTGAACAGCGGATTTTATCCACCTCTCCCTGCAATGTTTGTAGACTTGCTACTATTGGAGCAATTTGTTGCGTTACGTTTCCAAGAATAGTTGCATTCTGATTACGCTGTGAAATTTCACCTTTTAAAGTAGAGATTTCAGCGTCTTTAGCAGCCAACGCTTCTTGCTGACGACGCGCCTCTGCCGCATCCATTTTTGCTACAAGTGCTTGGAAACCTTCACGGTAAGCGTCCGCTAAAGAACGCGTATTCCCTTCCATTGTGCGTGTAAGCGTATTCATGTTTTCGCAGCTTGCTAAGCGGCTTTCATACCCTTGACGCTCAATTGCTGCTTGATTTTTGCAGCAGCAGTCTGCAATCTGAGTAAGAACAGCCTGATTTCCGGACTGGAATGCGTTGATGATTTGCTGGCTTGACATGCCCACCTGATTTCCTACATTGGCGATAAGTCCCTGGATGTTGCACAGGGCGCTCTGTAACTGTTGGGTAGAGCAGTTCAAAGAAGAAGCAAGCTGGTTGATGGCATTGCCATTGCCCTGAATGGCTGACATCAGGTATTCACGACCGACATCACCGTTAAGCTCGGCAGGCAGACCGCCACCATTGCCAAAGCGGTTGCCGAAGCCGTTGCCGCCCCAACAGAACCACAAAAGGATAATCCAGATGAACCACCACGAGCCGCCCCATTGGTCTTGGCTGCCACGTCCCTGGTTCAGTAAAGCGAGAAGTCCGGGGTCTACACCCTTGCTTCCCATCAAGTTGGGCAACATAGCCATGATGTCGAATTTGCTTCCGCCACCATTTCCGTTGTTCCCGTCTTGATTGAAGACATACGTTCTTTCCATAGAGATTTATATTTTGTATTACGGTCAAAATCAACCGCATCACAAAAGTATAAATACCGATACTGCCATGAAATCAGTTGTTTCCCAACGCTTTCCTAATGTTTTCCCAATATATTCTCAACATTTTCCCGCCTTCCATACGTTCTTGAAAATTGGAAATCATGTAGTTTATCGCGCGTTTGGTCTTGTGAATTTTAGGAGCTATCTGTGAAGGGTACATTCCCCTTTCAACAAGCAACTGTACAAGCAGATAGCGGGCGTCTACGGTTTCCGTATCCTTATCCGAAGATAGTATTCGGCTGGCGGGTATTTCGGTCTCCTGCGCCACGAGATTAATTGTTTCGGCAAAGATTTCTGACTTACACATAGTTTTTCTGAATTTTATATTTATCTTTGCCCTGCCACATAAAATATTTGATTATATACGAACAAAGCATAAGATACCGTGTTGAAGATATTAAAGCCTCCAACGTGCGGTGTCTTATGCTTTTTTCAAATTTTTATGTGGCAATAATTATTTGAACGTTGGGGGCTTTCTTTTTACTCTAAGCCCCGAAAGAGTGTCAGCTACAAGCCAACTTCTACATCGTTAATTTCTTTTTTACCATACAAATAGATTATAACTTATTCCTGCGCCTACGTACATGCCGCCCGGATAACCATACCCAGCCTGCAACCCTAATCCCCAACGCTTCTTCTTCGGCTTGATGGGAACCGGATGGTAGATGTCATTTGTCACCGTCTGATAAACCGTCTTAGGAAAGACCTGCATACTATCCAGCCGCGGGTCTACATACCCGCTCACCACCGCATGATACAAGCTATCTTCATACACAACCCGTTTGCGGTAGAGCAGGGTGTCACCTATACGTACTGTGTCATTCGGCAATATCTGCCAAAAAACCGCTATCGGTGAGGAGATAAGAACCGTGTCAAGTTTGACAACCGTCTGTATCTTCGTCTTGGTACGTATTTCTGCCGGCAAAGGCTTGAGCGGGCGGAACCACGCCACCACACAAGCGATTGCCAGCAATACAATCAATATACAGGGTAGTTTTTTCATAACTTCAACAAATAATGATTTACAACTATGCCTACACATATTGCGACAACTCCACACAGCAAGTCTGCTTTGTTCCACTTGCCGTTATAGTAGTGGCAACGGTCGCTGTTCTCCTTAACGAAGAGCATCAGCAGTGCAGTGCTGCCACCGAAGATTATAGCGGTGGATAGATAGACCACCGCACCTAAGATGTTATTTCTCATACCATAAATAATTAAATAATTAGTAAGATACTACACCGTAGCTCCACTGGCATCTACCCATGAAGAACCGTTCCACCATATAGGTTTACGCAGGGTCACATCAAAAAATTGAAAACCATTATCTGCATTGCCAGGACGTTGTGAAGTAACTCCTACATTTAAATATGGAATTGCGAGAAAATCAGTAATCGGACTTTTTAAATTCCCACTCGTTGACACCAAGACTCCCTGATTGTAAAAAAGATGCGGGTATAAAGCTTTGTCCGGCATATCGTCCTTTACCGGTTTCCACAGCAATACCGATGTCTTCATGCTTGACCAGGTAGAATCATGTTCACCGATTAATGCACAGTCTGAAAAATCCTGAAACGATAAGGTTTCAACGTCATTAACCGAACTGAATCCAACAACAACTTCTTTTTTCCCGTTAGGTGACTCTCTGTATACCTCAAACCCATAGTTCTTACCAGGGTTTATATAGAAATATGGTGTTTTCTCTTTATCACTATCGGTAATATCTATATTAAACGCACGTTTGGCAATAGGTATATTTTCTCCACACAACAGATATATTGTATATTTATAATTTCCATTCTCCCGATTATTAATAATGTTACCGATATCCTTTAATTCAATATTTTTTTTGTTAAAAGCATCTATAACATACTGGCGCATACCTAATGAAGTCGTTCTATTATAATTATAATAACAGGCTTTGTACCAATTTGTATCAACCAATGTTCCCCCTATTCTACAGTTGAGAAATACGCAATTCATATCTACAATATCAGTATTATTCAAAAACTCAGGCATTGTCATATCTCCGGCTTTATCCCATAACCCTCTAAAATAACAACCAATATATGTTACACCTTGATTTTCACTTAATATCCTGCTATTCATATAAAAATAACAGCCTATAAAGTTGGCTTGAATGAGACCTCCACCACCTTCAATTGTAACTCCGCTGGCTTCCCAGTGACAGCCGGTAAAATTAGCTTTGATTTTTTGAGTTAATGCTATATTGCTTTGTATGCAATTAATGAAGTTAGTATACAGTCCTCCTCTGAATGTACCTAACTTATAATCAAAAGTCCTTTTTTCGTTATATCCTCTGAATTCATTTACCGAATTAAATATCCAAGCATCTCCCGCTAACTCCTGTCCCTCATTCATTTTGGATATAGTACCATCCCTTAACACCACATTTATAGCATCAAGCCGATATGTTACATCTGAATAGGTGTCCTCCCATGAATAATAAATGACATTATGCCAACGCATAACATCAATATATCTATCAGCCAATGCCAGTATATAAGGAGCCCGCCTTATACTAATATTGTCCAAACGTACAGGAGCCCCACTGATTATGACAGGAATTTGCCAATTACGGTATTTCGTATCGCTGCCTTTAGACATGATAAAACCTTCTTTGATTGAAAGCCCGATAGAAGAGTATGCCGTTCTCCAATCATTTATTCCATCATTCATGTTTATGACAATATGGAAATCTATGAAAGAAGACATATTCATGTCAATCGACAATTCATTCAAAATCTTTGCATCTATGTCTTTGGTAAACAGATAAGTCTTCTTATTGGAACATCTTATACTGCGACATATCCGCACGATTGCATTAAATGCATCAGAGCTGTCTGTTTTACCGTCGTTGGACGCGCCAAACCATTCCGGCATTAAGTATTTGTTTTCTACATCTCCTTTGATATTCAACGCATTTAAAAAACGCCCCCCATTAAATTTTAGAATACACCCTTCAGGAATGCTTATCTCAGCGCCATCCAAATCAAAATCATACCTGATTTCGTATATAGTATCAGGCTGATTTATCATTTCCTGCGTAAGTATATTTTTACCGTCTATAATATTCCTACGCAATATTTTATACCCCTTGCCGCTGAATCTGTCAGGACTAAAAGGGCGGTCGGCAAATTTTAAAACACTTAAGTTTTCCCCTTTGTCTACAGACACAAGGTCTTCGTCGTCCGCAAGACCGGAACCGATAAAACTCTTTAGGGTGTTAGGAGTAGTAGAACCATTTTCCCTGCCTTCTTGAAATGGAAACTGCTCATTACCCGTCAAAACGTCTCTTTTGGGGAGTTGTCCAATTTGTTGTCCTTTTTCTGTTTTCTCTTCCATACTACTATTTATTTTTACTTGTAAGCAATATTGGCTCTTCGTTAGTCAACAACAATGGAGCGTCATTGGCTAATAATAAAGCCCCTCCGTCAGGAAATGGATGCGGCTTATTTCCGCCAGCACCGGGAAACCCTATGGTAAGTATGCTGATTACGGGAATGCCGATTATAGGAATGCTGATGTGAGGGGTAGTGATTGGTTTCATAGGCTATCCCTCTTTAATCATTTTGGCTTCCAATACTTCGGTAGCACTCTTGATTGTGATTTCCACGCCCGCCACTATTCCGGCGACACGGAATATAGAGTCGGAGGCACCGTTGTTGTCACGCACGTTAGGATACAATATCACGGGCTTCATACCCTCTATGTTTGCATGTACGGTCACATATCCGCCCTTGTTCTTTATCTGTATGGTAACGGGATTACCGTCACTGACAAACGTTGCGTAATACGCTGTTTTGCCTTCTTCTTTTTGAAATGATAAAACTTCTGCTGCCATGATGTTTACTTTTTAGAGTTTCAATACTTGGTTTCTGTTGCCTTCTCTTCGGTGGCTGACGTGTACCCATGAGAAGTTTTTCTCATCAATAACCTGGTCAAAGGGAAGCTTCAATTCTTGTATAAGGTTGAACAATCTTTTGTTCTCTTTCGGGGTGTTCGGCGTACCGACAATATCGGCAGCACACCCGTTCATGTGGTCGCTCGTTTTAGAGCCGCCTACCGCTTTATTCAGAACAGGGCAACGGTATCCGCTTGTCACTGTGATAGGTTTTCCGTAAGCCTCTCTTAACGGGTCGAGGACATTGTCAACCAACGCTTGTGCATTGGGAAGCAGTTCTTGCGGCAATCTGTTATCTATAGCTTTCTTATCAGCCGTTTCGCTTTTAACCAGTTCTGCAATTGTAAAGTATCTCATGTTATTCCTCCTTTCTAAAATATTTGTCATAAACTAAACGAGCCACCCATCCAGCAACAACACCGACACCGAATGACACGACAGTAGTCAAGTTCACCCAAAACGGTGTGTAGTGCATGTAAAGCATAACTCCCACGATGATAGCGATAACAATCGCTGCGATAATCAGTTTCTTTTTCATTTTGTTACTCCTTATCTTTAGTTATTATTTCATTCATATCTTCTTTTTCGACATCGAGCACTTTCTTTCCGAACAATCCCAACGCTTTCAGTAAGTTGAAATTATATCCCTTTGGCTTTAAGATATTGCTTATGATAGAGCAGAACTCTATGAAGCAGACAAACAAGCATGAGTACACATCAATATTCCACTTGCTTCCGGAAGCGATGTTTATCATCACTACCATACAGACAAAGGCAAAGTATGTCACCATTTTACCCATAGTACGGCGCACGGCACTTGAAAACCGAAATTCTTCACCCAATAGCAAGCATTTCCTTATCCCGAACATCAAATCGCATACAACGACTGAAAATGTTACTATCAGCCACGGTATCATGTGTTCCAATGACTGTGCAATAAAACTGCTTGCTATTACCGAGAAACCACCCGGTATGCTTTGGGTAATAATGTTATTCTTCATCTTATCGTTATTTGTCAATTATTCATATCTTTGCGTCTCTTATCAATAAGCTAACTACTGTCATTCCGTTTTGCTCGTGAGAGTAGGACGGGATTTTTATATCTTGCCGTAATAATGGAACCACGCTCCCCACTTCCGCTCTTTCAGATAGTTCGGATTGTCTTGGTTCAGTTTGGCTTCCATCTCAAATGCGCTCGCTCGATAGGCGTTGGCGTTCACTTTGCCGTCACCTATCCTGCTATCTGTAAACAGGTGGTACACGAAGCTCACAAACCATTCTGTCAAATAAATAATGTAGTAGAATAGCGGGATAAGGAGCAACCACCATACACTGACATAGAATGCCAGCAATACGGACGGGATAGCCGCTATCTCCATGCACTCGAAGAACTGTTTCTGATGTGTCCGTTCATGACGGATAGTCGTTTCGGACAGTTCTTTCAGCTTCGTAAGGATGAAGCCGAAGAGCATTATAGTTGTGTAGCTGCCAAATAGGATGAGTTTGGCAAACCAGTTTTCATAAAATACTTTTACTCTCATAATCAAATAAGTTTAATTCAATTCTTATAATTACTTTCTTATATAATTATAGCTGTATAATTTACCATCAATTTTAAATTCAGTAAGCATCGTTGTAGCGCTCATTTCGTTGGCAATATAACGAGGAGCACACATACCTAATAGAACAGCATAATTACCGTAATTCGTGACAGAACCGTAAACATTAGGAATTACTGGTTCATTAAGAGGACAAACTTTAAAACCGCTATCTATTCCACTTGCTACAATTCTATATTCAAAACTTTCTATATATTTTGAAAAGTATAGGTTACTTGTATAATTTTCAGGGTCTCCAACATAAGGCAAATCAATATATTGTTGAAGAGTAATAGGATTAAAATTATACTCACCAACACAAGGATAAGAATAGCCGGCATAAACAACATTATTACCGATATTAAGCAAATCAATATTTTTATTTCCAACAGCAAGATTACTAATAGGTGTAGTTTCAATTTTAACCATATCTAACTATCTCCATTTTTAATATCAAGATTTATATTTCCGCTCTAAATTATTATCTCTCTCACATCAAACATCTGTTATAGCATACATTGTTCCTTCATCCTTAGAGCCAATAGCCTCGTATTCATCAGAGGTTTTCTTGGTGATGGCAGCGAGGTTGTCGGAAACGAGAATGTCTTCAATAAAAAGTCTATCATCACTTTTATCAATATCATCGGATAAGTCTAATGCTATTGCTATTCGTTTAGAAACAGGTTTACTTGTAGTATAATAACTAATATTAAATTGTATTTCATACCTTTCTGTATCGGTATAATAACAATAAACAGAAGAAAGCTCTATACAATTTCTATAGCTTGAGTAACTATGTATATAATATTTAGTATGGTTATTGCAAATATCTATAATCATATTCTTAATAACATCAGTAGAACCAAATATTTTAACAACTTGGTCATAAGCTTCTGTATCCCATATGTTTTTATTGATAGTTAACAAAGAACCATCGGCAACATCAATAACCTTACCATAACCGATATTATCCGCATACTCCTTCGTTGCTATATTCGCCACTATTCCCGCAGGGGTTTCAGTAGTTGGACTAACACTTTGGTCGCCTGGTGCATATGTATCAGTATGAAGAATAACTTTTGCTTCATGAGAAGCATAAAAGTGGTATTTACCACCACCTCGTACAAAAACATAGCATGTATCAAAGTGGCTCAAATTACCTAAACCCCTCACAGGGTCTATATCTGTATGAAGGAAATCTGATAAGTATATAGTAGTCTTGCTATCACGATTAACGCCCCAAGCATACGGAGCAAATTCCCAAATTTTGCGAGTAGAAAATCCTCTCTCATGTGTAGACCATGACGGTGTTGTGCCACTATCTAATGATATCAGCACTTCTACTCGTATGTTCATTCTTGCTCCAGAAGCAATCGTAACCGGATACCACGTATTTTCATCCAACCCGGAAGCGTCAATCTCTGTAAGCTGCATCATGTAGCCAACACTACGAGCGCTTGAAATGCTGTCATCGACATATTTCTTATCAGAAACTTCCGCCCAATCCCCATTCTTACGACCGTATGCCTTGCCATCAGTTGGCGCTTCGTCTATGCCGCCTATCTTCCCCTGGCTTACCCATTCACCGTTCACCCATGCGTAGTAATCATAAGGGGCTCCCGTGCCTACAGCCATGAACCCGTCAACTGCCGAACCGTCGGGAACGGCAGATTTCAAGGCTTCAAGGGTATCGTATTCACCAGCCACACGGAAAGAGCTTCCCGGTTCGCCTTTGCAATAAATATCCGTCTTGTCGAAACTTTCCGTATCCTTGTTATACACATAGACATAGTGGTCTTTGCCGATGTATGTCGGATTGTTGGCAACCTTTTCGGCATCTTGGGCGGCTGTATTAGCGGCGGTGGCTTTCTCTTCGGCATTGGATGCAGCGTTGTTTGCGGATTGGGTAGCCGCTTCTGCTCCTTCTTTAGCTGCGTTGGCATCGGATGCAGCTTGTGCCGCCAGTCCTGCTTTCTCATTGGCGGAATTTGCGGCTGTCTGTGCTGCTGTGGCGTTCTCTTCTGCTTTAGTAGCGGCTGCATTTGCCTTATCAGCGGCATCCAAAGCGGGAGCAGCTAACAATTCAAGTGGGGCACGTACAATAATGTCCTCGCCGTCTTTCTCTTGATATGCGGGCAGAGAACTTATGCCAGTAAGCGTTTCTGCATTAGGGACGTCACCAACACCTTGCGACTCTGTTTTAAGGCGGGCAACTATTTCTTGATAATCCTGTTCTGTCCAAGCCATAATTATTCCTGTTTATCGGTTACTTCTTCCGGTTGATTGTTGATAGCACGATTGAGCGCGTCAATGAAGAAAGGTTTGCAAAAAGCATTTGCATGCTCTTGTATCAGGGACACTTCTTCATCGGTATACTCTGTCTCTTCATTGGAGTTGTATATCTTCAAAGCGAGTGCATGCGATGCGATACCGTTACCGTTCCGGTATAATACATTCGCAAAATTCTCTCTACAATCTATATTTTCACAATGCTTACGGGTAATGTCCGTAGCAATCAGTAATTGTTTAAAATTTATCTTTTTCATGAACTTGGGTATGATTTAGTTAATCTTCCATCTTTATAAAAAGAAAGTCCGTCGATACCAAGAGACACTTGGTATCTTGACCCACTTAAATTTGAAATCATTGACAATGACCCTGCAAAAAGGGTGGTAGACCCAGTTAAGTTGCCATCACTTGCTATATTGTCTAATTTTAATCTTGGGTAAGTAACAGAAGTACCTCCGGCTTCACTATCAAGGAATGAAATTCCACCCACATCATATCCTTTTGAATTATAAAACTTTAGACTGTTTGAATTTGGGTCTATTTCTATTTTTGTACCTGACGAAGCGGTTGATATTTTGCCGACAATGCTAACATTCCCATTTTCGTCTACCACCAAAGAGTTGTTAGGAGTTCTTACATTTTTAAACACCCCGCTGTTTGCATTTATCTCTCCCGTAAAAGAGCCGTTATGACATTCAATAGAGCCATCTTCGTGTATCTTGATATTTCCATTGGCGGTAATTATGCCTTCCAACTTAACATGTTGCGACTTTAACGTTATACTTTCCGCCGACACATTAAACAAGGACGAAGCTTTTACTCCATTTTCAAACTCCGCAGCAGCCCAAATCTTGACACCATCCGCAGTGGTTAACCATCCCGCGCTTTTGCTTTCAAGATTGGATGTTCTTTTTGCCACAGCTTCAATCTTTTCATTAGTTTGGCTTAGCTGGGTTTCAAACTTTGTTATCATATCCTCGTAGGCATTATCGGTCAATGCTAACGAATGTATGTATATATCCCCCGTAAACTTCAATTCAAAGTCGCCCGTTCCGTCCCATGTGCCGGAATACTCTTTCATTCCGTATTCCTCGCCCGGTTCAAGACGTTCAGTGAAATGCAGGTTCTGACCGGGAAATCCTATTGTCAGCGTTCCGGCTGTAGCTACCCTGTACCGGAAAGAGATAAAGAACTTCTTCGGTTCTTCTCCTTCCTCATAGGTAGGCTTATTGGCTAAGTCCGCATTGGACTGTTTTATTCCGGAAGAAAGAATACGAAGCACGTTTCTATCCCCGTCTCTGATAATGGCAGCCATAGCATCCTTGCGGGAATAGAACTTGTCGTTAACCAATAAGAACTTCCCGTTTACAGTAAAGAAACGAACATTGTTCTTTGTCTCCCAACCGTTCGTATTGCTTGCAAATGATGCGTTATACAGATAATTATCCTTTGCCTGCACCTCGTCAAGCACTTTGGAGATTTCAGAGTAAATCAAATCTTCCAATATCTTGAACTGGGTCATAATGTTTATTCCCGTTTTCAAGATAAAGTCTCCCATGAACTTATTGCCTTGCGGACTGATAACCGTCACTTCCTTGCCTGCTAAAGAATAGGAATCTATCCCGGCATACTGATGGATACTCGGTGCATCATCGCCATACACGGACAAGGTGATTGCGTTCTGACGCTTCTTGTCTGTTCTGTTGCCGAGTTGTACAAGACTATCACCTTCCTGCGGTATGTCGCTGTTTGCATCACAGTCCGTCTTGCTAAGGTCTATGTAGTCCTCGCCAACACCTACGCATAGGCGCCAATAGTAACGGTTGGATACATTCTCGTAGACACCCGGCTTGATATTGAAGTCTTGAAAACGTACCTGGTCGCCTTCCTTGAACGGGTTCTCGATAGCCGTTTCTCCATCATCCACCAAAAGATAGCAACGCCAAAAATCCTCGTGTTCTTCCACCGTTCCACATTTCATTCCGGCAGCGGTGAACATGTAGTTTCCGCCTGCATAAGAGAGCTTCTTTATCTCCAACTCGGAGAACATCGCCTTAATACGCACAAAGAGTTCGTCCACTTCAATGTAGGATTTACCCGTCTTGCTGTCTACTTTAATGACAAAGCCTTCACCGAGAGCACCGGAAGAAAAGTTCATGGAACGAATATACGAAGAAAGGATGCTTTCAGAGCGTAGCCCTTTCAAAAAGTCAACTATAAAACGGGTTTCATCGGGTTGGTCTTTCCGAATGAATTTTTTTACAAATTTTGCAAATAAATCATTGTAATTATTCGAGTTTCCCAACTTGCTTCCTATAATATCTCCTGCTATTTCTGCAATGGTACTTCTTAGAGCGGAAGTATTTGCCGATAATTTATCTGTAAGTTCAACAGAAACATCATATAAGCAATTGTTATCAGCCTTGCAAGTAAAAGCACTTACATACATAAGGTATTCATGATTATTATACCTTATATAAACTCTTGCATTTTCATTTAGCACGTTCCATAAATAACTATTTTCGGCAAGGAAAACTCGTGAAAAGTTTATTGAAAAAGTGAACTTTTCATCATTATTCTCCGACATATATTTTATTAATGCCTCTTCCAATCTTTTTTCTGCGGCAATTATAAGAGGATTGGGCATTTTGATACCAGTTAGTACAAATTTATCACCAATAGCAGGTCTGTAGTTATTGGTGGCATTTGGCATAACAACCCCAAAGGAGCTATTATCTTTTTTTACAGCAATCCATACTTCGTTTTTGGAAGTATCTTGCTGCCTCTCAATATATTTCGATGTGTTAGAGGTAACTTTTTGCTCAAAGTCTCCTGCTGGTAAGTTCCCGAAAGAATCTACCAATACAGGATTGAATGCCCTTCCCGGCTCATTGTCCTTATAGGTAACTCCTATTTCAAACTCGCAAGCAGCACAATTACCCGTGGTCATATTGATTACAGCCGTACCACCTTCCAAGCCTTGTTCGAATAGGTTAAAACCGTAATCCCCATTATATATATGTAATTTTATGTAGAAATAAGAATGTACATACTCGTCCGTGCCATTGAATATATTATTCCCTTCTCCTGTTCCAAGTTCGTCACTATCGTTAGCATCAAAAGCAATATCCGCAATCTCACCAAATAACTGCCCCGAATCGTTTGTTACATTCTCTATGGTAGGCTTTATATCACTGAAATCAATCTTAAATTCTTTTACATTATTGGAAGAATATTGATTCTTAAACGAATAGAAGTCATTTGTACCTGGTATCTTATACGTGTCGTTAAGCGCATTGTAGAATCGTTCCGCTCCCCCACTCTTTCTATAAATGGAAGGCATAAGATTTTGAGAACGTTCAATTGTACCTTTTTCATCATCATTGGGATAATAGAAAGGAATATTATCAGAACTTCCAATACCCGTGACGCGGTTTACTATTTTGTAATTGGCATTTATCTTCTTGATTGATACAAGCCCCTTCCTATACTCAAATGGAGTTGAAACAACATGTTCTGTGTATCCAATGTGACAAACCTTACCTACAAAGTAATAAGGAAGTTCGTATATGGTATATATGGACTGTAATGCTTCTGCAAGGTATACATTGTCAAGAGAAACAAGTTTGCTTTCAGAAGTAATATCTTCATCAATCACTACCGAATATCCAATACCCGATTTTGCCATTGAAGCATTAAGACGACCAACAAACTCGTTTATATCCCCCATGAACTTGACGGAAGTGGAATTGGAATGATATGTGTCTTCCCCAGCTGTCACCACGTCCATGAAATATACGTTCTCCAGCATGATACGTTCTGAAACGAATTGAAGCTCATGCTTGTACATGATACTCTTGTTATCCTTTGAAGATGTAGGCACTTGGTCAATATAGTATTTTTCCCCCCTGAACTCGACAAACTCCTCTCCTGTCCACAGTTCATCTAAACATGAAGGATAGTTCAGGGTGGCAGTCAGCGTGGGAGTTCCTGCCATACGCTGTGCTGTATAGGTGTACTCACCTAATTTTGCAGGTGCATTAGCATTCGGGAACTTAACTTTACTTCCTTGCGTGTCAAGTTTTAATATGTACAGACTTTCCTTTTCCATTTATTCTTTTGCCACATCATTTTGTTCCGTAACTCCTTTATTCTTTTTTTGCTGTTTCTCCAACAGCTTTTGAGCCTCTTCCTTCTCCTTTGCTATACGTTGTTCTTCGTCAGGAACAGATTCTGTGTTCTTCTCAATAGCCGTTTTTGTGGAAAGAATGCCGGCTTGTTTCATTGAAATAAGAATGTTATTGTATTCTGTTGCGCTGAACGGTTGCCATATCTTGAACTTGCAGCTGACACGGAGCTTAGCAAATTCGGTAACAGCATTTACGTTCTCGCCTTTTTGCACCAATTCTTTGGCCAATCCCTCCTTGAACAGACGCATCATCTTGTCTGCGAAATTCTGCCATTCGATTACGCCCTGTTGGGCATTTTTCAAGTCCAAATCACGGGTCAGCGTAATAGCCAGTCCACTAATGTCGCCACTTGACTTGACATCTTTCGGCAAAAGGAAAGTACAGGAAGTGTTTATCTGTATCTTCTCAAACAAGTCTTGCAGACTGTCAAGCATCCCTTGCGGACTTGGAGGTGCTTTGAACTCTGCACTTCCGTTACCGTCCATTGACTTGTCTTGCAAAATGATACTCCCGGCAAGTTTCTTTGTCGTTTCTGACAAATTGCCTTTGATATATAGAATGCCCCAGCCGTTCCGTTTCTGAATGACAAAGAAGATGTTGTAGATAATCTCGTAAATCTCGATAAGGCTCTGACCGTTGTTCCACGCCACATCACCGCGTTTAGTACACAATGGTATCTCGCTGAAACCGTGCAATATAGGAAGCTCTCTTACAAAACCGTCCTCGCCTGCTTTTTCACCGTCTATCGGTGTGTGAATACGGTACATGTAGGTATCATCGTAACTGTCAATGTATTCCACACCGTCCGCATCGGCATAGTAGACACTTTCAAGAAGTCTGTCACCGTTGTTGTCGCTGTGTGATATGATTACATAACCATCTTCATAACTTATCAGGCGGCATTTGATACGTCCTTTATGGTCATAATAAAACAGAAGTCCTGCATCGCCTGTCGCAAGTTGCGAACGGACTGCCTTTGTACGCCATCCATCCATATTCCTGTCTACCCAATACTCCTTGATTGTGGAATAGTTGGCTTTATCTTTCTCGGAAGGAGCGCCACCTCTCAAAGACAGAGTACAGGGATTTCCGCACAGGTAAATTACGTGGCTCGCCAGTATCTGCTCTTGGAAAGCCAATGCCGTGCGCTGGAACTTGATTTCCTGATACCCTCCATCTTCCAACTTCACGCAAATGCTCGGTAAGTTTTGGTCAAATAACACCTCATGACTCATCGGGTCAAGCTCTTTCAGAAACTTTTCCTGCGAAACGATATTCTTTTTTACATTCGGAAGCCTTGCCGTGCGTGTTTCGGTAATGGATGCGGACTGGCCGTCGGAATAGTCGTCTGTAGAACAAGTGTTACTTCCTCTAAAAAACGGCTTCTTCTGCAACAAGGCATTTACGTTCCGCAATAGATATGTTTTTTTCTCTTCCCGTGTCATTTTTCCGCATCAATTAGGTTGTAATACTTCATGCAAGCTTCCTTGCTGGGCATAGCAGAACACTCTCTCGAAGTCCATTTGCAGATAATGTCGTGCTTCTGCGGAACAACAATAATTCTTCGTTGTCCCTCTTCTTCCTCAATGTTGAACTTGTCGTTCAGCTTCACACGTGCATCCAACACGACCTTGCTTGCTTTGATGAAAGTATCTGAATCTCCACTTGTTTTCGCATCGTCAGCAATCTGTTTCATCTCCGATATTTCTTTCAGCAATGCTTCTCGGTTCTCATCTTTAGATATGGTAGTGATAGCGCCGATGCCGAAAGGTTTCAGTTTCTCGGCAAGCATGGATAACACCTTGTTTGAAGGCTTTTCATCTTCTTGGTAAGCAACCTTTGCAGCAAGAGCCTTATCTACGAAAGAATCACACATTACCAAATAGGCAACATCTCTTACCCTTGCTTCAATTCCTTCTGTTTTAAGGGAATTGAGAATATCCTTTATATCATTGTAACTAATCATTTCCTAACCTAATACCATAAATGTTCATCGTAAATACTTCCTTCTGTCTGTGCATGGAACGCTTGTTTGGTTTCTTCTTCGTGATTGTAATACCCTGCTTGAATCTCATTCCCGTATTCAATGTTAGCGCACGGAAGCATTCTCATAGCGCATGGGTCTAACAAGTCCATCGACCTGCCTTTCCCTAACATCTGATTCATTTTCTTCTTGTTCCAAAGCCGCTTCTTCCCACTCTGCATATCGTCAAACCGCACAACGGAACATTCTTCCATAAACTCGTTCTCAACCGTCACTTTGTATTTCAAATTTTGATGAGTGTAAGTCTGAACGGCAAGTTTATCGTCAAATGTCAAGTTACCTTCCTCTATCATCTTGCATAATCTGATATAGCACATATCCTTGACTGTCATTGCGGTAAGTTGGTAAAGCCCGAAAGGTTTATTTAGTGAGATATAAGGTACTGCATCGGGAATGTAATCATTGAAATACCGTCCGGCAGTCGCGTCAAAAATAATATGGCTTTCGGCTGTTCCATGCTCAAATGCAAATGTCTTCACTGCCATAGCGTTTTCTCTCGGAGTGGACTTGCTAAGAATGAGAATGTCGTATGCGTGAAATCCATCCCATGCAAGTGCAACAAGGTTGTCTGTGCCATAATCCGCCAAATCCACGGTAATCCATTTATCACCGTTCACGGCAGGGTTGTTGTTGAATACGCCTTGTGCGAAAGTGGAAGGGATAGGTATCTTTTCGTCAGAATCTGGGTCTGCATTATAGTTTACACCTATAAGCCCAGCAGCAGAGCGTGTACCAGAAGCGGCAACTGAACCAACGTATCCTGCATTGCCTCCCATCAGAGCTTCATTTTCATCAACTGTGCCCTCGTATAGGGTAAACGATTTGATAAAGTCTTGATATTTCGCTTTACCTTTCAAGTCTTTAATCAAACTGTCTATCTGTATCTTGCACTTGGCGTAAACTTCTTCTTTTGAATCTCCCCAAATCACATCATCAACGGTAGACCCAGCAACAAAAAAGAATCTGACTTTCCCTATTCTATCAGGGATACCCTTCCCGTTAACTCCAACATACCAACCTATGAATTTTCTCGTCCAATGGGTGCGTTTAGGATTGAATGTCGCACGGAATTTCCCCGTGAATGTCTTGCTTTTTCCACGATTACGGGATTGAATGTACGTAAATACCTCCCAAGGCATTTCGGTAAGCTCATCAATGGCAATCGCATCGTACTGCCATCCTTTCGCACGCTCCCTCATTCTGTCTATATTCGTTGGGTCTATATAAGTCAAATCGCAGTACGCTCCACTTGGGAATGATATACGTGGTGTGTCTGCCTCTTTAACTTTTACATATTCCCCGAATATGTCCTTGAATGTATCAACAAATCCTCCTCCTGCTTTTTGGTTCCCAAGGCTTCTACGACTTATTAAACATCTAAAATCAGGGTCAAGCATTAACGGTTCAGCGAATCCAAGAGCAAGAGAGTATGACTTCCCGTTTCCGACCCCGCCGGCACCGAAACATATATCCACGTTCGTTGAAGCAAAGTAGGTTTGGAAACCTGGGAAAGGCTTCTTCACTATCGCATTATGTACTTCTTGCTCTTTCATCAAAAGCAAAAATACCTCTTAATAATAAGGTAATATATACTTAAACTAATGTCTATTTATCATAGTGATAAATACAGTATTTTTTTATAGTTACACCTTTTTATTAAAGTATTACTTTTGCATATAATCATTATAAAACATATAGTGTATGAAGTTTACGAAAGAACAGTTTTCAGAAGCACTGAAAGCAGGAATCACCAACAACGGCAAGAAAAACTTGGCGATGAGTGAGAGAAGTTTCAACGGCAAGGTGGAAAGAATCTACAAGCGGTTGGAGAAAGCGAGTGGTAATGACGAGTTGGAATTGGATGATGCGGTTGCCGATTATCTGGAGGACTTCCAAGAGGATGACAACAACATCAGGAACGACAATTCAAAATTCGTAAAGGAGTGGGAAAAGAATCACCCCGCAAAGGATGATAAGGGAGATAAAGATAATGACAAGGATAACAAAGGAGACGAAAGCAAACTGGATAAGCTACTCAAAGAACTCCAAGACTTGAAATCAGAGCGTGAGGAAGAGAAAAAGGCAAAAGCTATCTCAGACAAACACAATCAACTCAAATCAGCCTTGAAAGGGAAAGAAATCAAGAATGAAGATTGGATTAATGACCAGCTCGAATTGATTCATATTGATTCTGAAACAGATGTTGATGCTCTCACAGAAAGACTGGTCAAGAGCTACAATAAGTTTAATGCAAGCACTCCACCTAACATCACTCCGGGCGGCGCAGGAGGCGGTATTGAAAAAACCGATGACTTTGCCGATGTGGTTGCTGTCGTAAAGAAGCAATCGCACAGAGAAGAAAAATAATAATCATTTAAACCCAAAAGAAAATGGCAGATTTTTATCAGCAAATTCTATTGAGCAGCGGCTACCTTCCTGGTAGGGCGCTGGTTCAAGCTCGCGGAAGCATTGGTGGACATCGCTATGTATTCGTGAAATTACAGATGAGCGGAAAGGATGCGCTTGTATTTCCTACCAGTGGCGGGATTGTTAAAAACCCATTCAAAGGCAATGCAAGAGCTTTTGCCGGAACTCTCGCAGAATATATCCCAAGCAATGGAGAAAATGGCAGTGAAGTACGTATTTTGAAATCGTATGCGGTTGCCAAAGCTACATCCGGTGGAGATGAAACAATTATTTACTTGAAAAGAGACGGATATTCCCTCATTCCGTTTGTAGGTGATATCCTTATGGTTGCACCTACCGCATTGACCGGTAAGGGAATAGCGGTTACGGTTACAGCGGTTGAAAAGACAACTGAAGATACAGCCGGGGATGTCTGGAAAGTTACGCTCAGTGCAACACTCGGAGCGCTAACTACAAGTTCTGTGCTTGTTGAAGCAAAAGAAGTTGGAGCATCCAAATCCCCAATGGTTACTAACCCCAATTCATACCTTCCTTGTGACTTTGACTTTGTATTTGACCCAGTTGCATCCGAAGATGATTTCGATGGTGCAAGATACCTTATCACTCCTGCATTGGCATTAGGAGATGTATTCCTCTACGAAGACCGTATGCAACCTCTTTCGGCTGCATTAAAAGCTTTGAACAAGAGCAAAGTTAAGGGTTGGTTTAACATGTAAAATTGACAAGACTATGCCTAAATTTGATTTTAATAACAGTAGATACTCAAAGTTCTTCTCCGACAAGACGAACCAGCGTTTCTTGCAGTCCTTCATCAATACGGAAGGATTGCTCTATACCAATTATGGTTGGTACAAAACTCAGGGTGTCAATGCTAGTGCTCCTACCCCTACTGCCCCAAATGGTATCGCCACCTTTTCTGTAAAAGGACGTGACTTGAAAGCCGCTCCTTTGATGGACTTGCGTGCACCTCTTGGTGACAGTAACCAAATGGATAAAGACGGAATATATTGGTACTCCGCATCTATACCTGATTTTATCGCTCCAGGCTTTGTTGAAACAGCTATGGAGCGTGAAGCAAAGGAAAAACAGTTTGAATTGTTTGGAAACGACGCCGATTTGGTAGCCGCTTGGGTACATACATTACAGTCCCAGATTGATAGTGCGGATGCGACCATGAACTTCATGACCGCACAATTGATGTCAAAAGGCAACATTGATTATAGAAACATTGCGCGTGGTATTCAGATACCCCTACATAAAGCCGACATTCCAGAAGATAATTTTACGAAAGCAGGATGGGTGGCTTGGACTGACCCCAGTTGTAAAATCCTTAGTCAAATGGCTGCAAAGGAAAAGAAATACCGTGATAAATGGGGGTATGAAGGCGCATTGGTATGGCAGGTAACACGTAAAATGTTTTACGAAATAGTGTTGCAAAATGCCGAAGTTAAGGAATTGATTGAAAGTTTCAAGAAAAATCCTTTAGCTTACATCTCGACAACCGCTACTGCACCTACTACACGTGAGTTGTTCTTAGCAGCTTTCCGTGATTATCCCGGTGTATCTCCAATTGAAATTGTAGAAGAGCGTGAGCGTAATCTTACCAATACTGGAGACACATTCGTGCAAGGTTGGGATGATAAGATTGCAGTTCTCCGTCCTGCCGGATATGCTTGTGAGTTTGAATACACCAATAACTTAGACAAACAGATGTTTGACAAGTATGGTTCAAGCGTAATAACTAAAATTTTTGCTCAGGCTAATGATGGTCTCTGCACGATTATGAATACAACAACAAACAACGGGATGTATAAGGAGTGGCATACTGATGTAATGATGTCGGCTTGTCCTGCACTGAAAACATTCCGTAATCATGTGATTGTAGATACGAGTCAGGCAGATGATTAAATGTACAACACATTGCAGTAGTAGTTATGGAAAAATCATTTGACCCGATAGCATACCTCAATGGGCTTACAAGGTTTGTCTTTGAAGATGATGCGCTTGAAAATATCGCATACGAGAACGGTTTGATGTCTATTCCAGACCGTTCCAAAATAGACGAATACATGAAAGACCATTGCCTTATCGCACTCTATGAGCTTGTCATAAACGGACCGTGGTCTGTGGCTTCATCGTCACTCCAGCACGGGAATTACAGACAAGACGTAGGCTGTGAAACAGTAACGGCAGCGACTATCCAAAACTTAAAAGACCGTCTGAAAGCATTGTATAAAAAGTATGGTGAAGAAGAAGCGTTGGAAAGTATGGATTTTGGTAGTATGAGTTGGGTCAATGAAAATTCATTAGATGTGTAGCTTATGCGTCTCAAAAGAAAAGCAATAGCAGAATACCCGTTTCATGGCACATTCTACACCGTGATAACGAATAAGCCGGAAGACGGGAACCTTCTCGGTGACGGTGACTTGCTTGGGAATGAAAAGACGGATAGTTCTCCCGAAGTCCCCACTACGGGAGAGACCATCCTTCTTGAAACTGAATGTGACATACAGCAGGCTGCAAAGCTGATTAATTCTGGTACTATCATGGCTGACTATAAAGTATTTTTCCCGTGCAAAGTTGGTGAGAAGCTACCTATACGTTTCAATACCAATTTTAAATGCAAGGATTATGCAATACCAATCCAAGGCAGGGTTATAGGGCTTGAATATAGTCAACTTGGTGGTTGCTCGGTTGATATTAAAATGAGCGAGGTGTAGGCTATGGCAAAGAAGGTTAAGACAGATTCATTGAATAAACTTATAAAGTTCTTATCGGAAGAAGCTGACAAAATAATTGCAGAAGAATTGAATAGGGTTAATTATAAAAATGATACAGACAACCTTCATGATAGCTACGGATGGGGAATATATGTTAATGGCAAACTATCCAAAAGCGGTTATCAAACGAAATACGCATTAGCCCCAAGAATTTGGGAGAGAGAGCCGCTATACGGACGTGATGCGATAACGGATTTTCTTGAACGTAAATATAAGCCCCATGATGGAATTGACCTTGTGATAGTAGCCGCAATGCCATACGGACAAATATTACAGGAAAAGTACAAATATGAGGTAATCGCCATTGCTCAAAACCAACTCAAAACATTAAGCAACAGAATTAAAGGTTCAACTTTTGGAATTATAAAGAACGGTAAATACTGATTATATGGATAGCAAATACAAAACAACATCAAAAGTGGAAAACTTTTTTTCCATGCTGCTGACAAAAGCGGCTATATCCGATAACCTGTTCATCGGGAATATGCCTGCCACTGTTGAAAGCAATTGGAAAGAAATGGTGCTTGTTGATGTGCTTTCCATGAAAGATTACGGAGCTTATGCCAAAGGTTCTGCCAACGTGTTCTTGTACGCAAAATCAGTTGACAGCCACGGCACGAAACCCGTGAAGGAACTGTACAAGATGGAACTTGCGCTTGACAAGGCTATTGAATCATGCAAAGACACCCATTATGTAATTGATGTAAATTTCCGTGATGCAGATTATGACCAAAATAGGAACTACTACTACAATGTGATAAACATAGAAGTGACAATAAGGTAAACAATTTATTAACAGGATAATACTTTAAAATTATGGCAGTAAACAATACTGGCGCAACAGCCAAAAAATTCATCAAGCCTTCTTACATCGTGGCAACTCTGTTCACTGGCTCTGAACAAGACGATACGCCAAATGGTGACTCTTATATCCTTGAAGATGTAGTTGAGGATACCACTTCAATCTCTCAAGACGATAACGATGTAAACGACATCGAGTGTGAAACTTCCGACAGCCCCATTCTTTCCATCGTGAAGCTTGGCAAATACCAGTTTACAGCTGAGGTTGCAGATACACAAAAAGACCTATTGGTAGCTCTCATGGGATTTACGGTAGGAACTACTGTCTCTACTAAATACTTTGCTCCGGCTCAATACAAGAAGTTGTATGCAAAGATTGACGTAGTGTTCGAGGAAGGGGAAACGATGACCGCATTTGTGGTTCCTAAAGTTCAGCTTAACTCAAAACTAATGCTTGAATCTTTGAACTCTAATGTGGGGCGTATCAATCTTGCAGGAACAGCGTATGATGCAAATATCACTGATGGAGAGAAAACTATCAGAACGCCGTTTTATGTAGATTCTGCTTATGAGTTACCCTCAGCGTGAGATAACTTAATAATCGGTAAAAAGGTTGTTTACAGGGCGGTAGGCTTATGTGCCGCCGTCCTTTTTATTTTAAATCATGGCAGTATATAGAGCGAAGAAGAAAGATACACAGTCAAAGAAAAATGTTGTGACATCTCGCACTCCAGTTTCTGATGAATCAATGGAACGTTTGGCAAGGATAATGAATGACAGCCCAAGCATTGTAAAACTTCACGGTACGGAGTGGCGTATTAAAGGATTGAAGCCCGGCGTTCAATGGCTTATAGCCGAACAAGCGTGTCAGATTGTGAAGGGAGAAAAACTAAGTATGGGTGATGTGATAAAAGAGTTCTCCGTAAATCTTCCTGCGGTGGTGAACGTAATAACCCTTGCACTACTCAATGACAAGGACAGAATATTTTCTGATTACGATAAGAGAGAACTTTCCGAGGAGTACCACCAAATATATGACCTTCTTATGTGGGGGGAATACGACATGAAAGACTGGGCTTTACTGCTGGGTGAAATTCTTAACCTCATAAGTACGGATTTTTTTTTCGAGAGTACCAATGTGATTCAGACCGTGAGGGAAATGACCTTGACGAGGAAGACGAAGAAAACGAAGAAAACGGAACAAAACTGATAATATCCCGTACCGAATGGGGACAGATGGTTGATTTTCTGCGCTCCAACACTTGGTGCTCTCGTGACGAATATTTATGGGGAATGACAGTTGGGCAGGTGCGGTTAAGCTCATTCGATTTCTCCCATGTGGAATACTTGAACAAGGATAAGAAGAACAAGGTCAGCAAGATAGGCAGTGCTGACGATTTGAAGAATTTGAACGACTTGGGATTACCGATAATCAATAAATAACAGGATAACGATGACAAATAACGAAGCAGGAGCATTCCTCAATATAACACCGGATGTATTAAAGAAGTTGGATAGTTTCGATGAGAAGCTGGAGAAGATAGAGAAGCACGCACATACGGCTGCGGATGCGTTGAAGAACGGTTTTGGTAAGGTAGTGGTAGACACAAGCAAGTTGGAGAATGCGATTACTTCGCTTGCAAGTAAGATGAATGCGCTTAATAATGCAGGGAAGGTAGTAGGAGATATAGGTACATCAATGAATCAAGTTTCTAAGGATGCCACCAAAGCCGCTTCGAGTTTGTCTTCCGTAGCACAATCAATAAACAAGGTAAAGCCAGATAACTCGCTTGCAAAATCCGTAGAACAATACAGAAATATATCTTCTCAAATAGAGCAAGTGTCCGGCAGGCAGAAACAGCTTAATGATATTATCAAGTCCTATGAGCTTACAATGAGCCGCATACAAAGCGGAAAGGGAGGTGTGATACAAGCAGGTCAACAGCAACAAGTCCAGTCTGCAAAGCAGGAACTTGAAGCTAACAATCAGTTGATTGCCACACTGAAACAAAAGCAACAAGAGATTATAAATACAAATGCCGCTTATCAAAAGCAGATACAGCTTGTTGAGCGGTTAAAGACATACAATCAGGAGTTGAACAGCCTTCCGAACCAACGCTCAAATAAGACATTGGCGGACATGAGGGCGTATTATTCCGAACTTGAAAAATCATCCGCACGTGCGGCAAAGGAAGCTGAACAGGCGGCAGCACGTGAAAGCAAAGCAGACGAGAAACGCTATAATGAATGGCTGAGAAGAAAAGCACAGGAAGAAAAAGAAGCTACACGTGTTGCTAATGCGAAAGCGAAAGCAGATGAACAGGCAATGAAAGCATCTTTGGCTGCATACAGAAATACTCCACAAGGCGCATTGGGCTATTCAAAAAATACAAAATCGCTCCAACAGGATGTTCAAGCAATCGAATATCTGAAAAAAGCCAGACTATCTTTAAATACCACCGATGCCAACTATAAAAACACGCTTGAACAGATAAACCAAGCCATCACCAGACACAACCAAGCGTTGACTGATGCAGGTGTTAAATCACAGCAGCTTGCTACACGTCATCGCAACCTAATGGATACGGCCGGGCAATTAAGTCGTCAGCTTGCTTTGTTGTTCTCCGTGTCACAGATTGAAGGGTATATGAAAAAGCTGGCAAACGTCCGTGGAGAGTTTGAATTACAGCAGCGTTCCTTGCAAGCCATATTGCAGAATAAATCACAAGCAGACCAAATATTCAACAAGACCGTTCAACTTGCTGTCAAATCTCCTTTCAAAATCAAGGAGCTTGTTTCATACACCAAGCAACTTGCAGCATACCGCATTGAATCAAGCAAGTTGTATGAGACGACAAAAAGACTTGCTGATGTGTCGGCTGGTTTGGGAGTTGATATGGGCAGACTTATCCTTGCTTACGGGCAGGTAAAGGCGGCAGCGTACTTACGTGGTACGGAAGTCCGGCAGTTCACTGAGGCTGGTATCAATCTGTATGGAGAGTTACAACGCTATTTTGAAGAGGTAAAAGGAGAAGCCTATACTACCGCACAGATTGTAGATATGATTTCCAAGCGAAAGGTGACTTTTGAGGATATTGAGAACATCTTCAAACGGTTAACTGAAAGCGGAGGGTTGTTCTACAATATGCAAGAAATTCAATCTGAAACCTTAATAGGAAAGATGAGAAACTTGCAGGATAGTATAGACGTTATGCTTAATTCTATTGGCAAGGCTAACGAAGGTGTTTTAAAAAGTTCTATTGACGGTGCAAAAACTATCATTGATAATTGGGAAACCATTGCTGAAATTACAAAGGTAGCAGCAGGAATGCTCGTCTTGTATAAAGCTAATTCATTATTAGCCTCATCCGCTTTAGGAAAGATGGCATTACAAGTCTATACGTTTCAGAAAAGTCTTGATGTATCAAGAGCGCAAGCATTCTTTACAGCTATCAGAGCTGGCTTTAGATTTACACTTGTGTCTCTAAAATCAATAGGTACATTAATCGCTTCAAACGCATACCTTATAGCGCTTACTGCTATAATATATGCAGTTGACAAACTTAGTTCAAGTTATTCTGAATATAATAGAGCTTTAGAAGAAAGCAATAAGAAATACAACGAGAACATAGCTCCAGTTAATTCACTTATTGCAAAATACAGAGAATTAACAGATGAAGCTAATAAGGCAAAAGCTGCACAAGAAAAGAACTTCGATTTTGCAAAAAACAGAAAGGATAGGGAAAACGCTGTTACTCAATTAGCAAGCAAATTCAAGGAATACGGGATTAAAGAGGATATTGGCGATGTTACAAAGTTATCCGACAAAGAGCTTGAAGCAACACTTGATAGACTAAATAAAAAGTTTAGAGAGATACAGCAGACAATAAAAGGTTTCTCTGATTCTTATGCAAAAGTAAATGCAAAATTAAAGAATAACTGGTTTGACTGGAGCGAGGGCATATCAACTGATTCAAAAGACCTTAAAAAAGCAGGAGAAGAATTAAGTATATATTCAAGCAGAATTACAAAAATGCTTGACATTGTAGGCGCTCACTATTTCGACCTTTCTTCAAAGGTTGCTGGATATTATAACGAAGTAAAAAAAGGTCCCGATACAAGCAAAAACGAATCGGAAGTAGAATGGCTTCTTAGAGCACTTGACGCATTAAGAAATATAAATTCCGAATCGGAAGTTATCAGAAATGAGTTCTCAAACAACAAACTGTCCTTGTTTGACATAATAAATAGTAAAAAGAACTTTGACTCACAAAAGGAGGAGTTCGTAAAAGAGGTGCAGTTGTTAAAAAAGGAGCTTGAATCAAAAAGTATAACAGACCCAATATTGGTTTCTATTGCATTAAATAAAAAAGCGATAGAGGAAGAGTGGACTAACTTGGAGGAAAACATAGCAAGAAGTGTTTTAGGAGGGAAATATATCAAGCCTATATCAGAAGACAGCAACAAAGAGGAAGTACAGCCAGACCCCAAACATGAACGTGACATATTAGCCGAGCGTATTACCCTTATCAAAGAATTGAATAAGGAATATGAGAAGCTAAACAAGGTGATGGGAAGTGATGAAGCGGCTAAAACGGTTATGGAGCGTTATGAGAAATCCCTTAAAAACGTGAATATGCCCAAAAGCATCATCGGGGATATGTTCATTCCAAACAAGCAGAATACGGCAAAAGCATTGCAGGAAATTTCTAAAATAATCACAGATTTTAGAAAGAAGCAAGGTGCTATTAATGATTCATATCAACTGTTGGATAGTGACGATATAGAAAATATTAAGAAACAGCTCGACAAGACCAAGAAGAACATTGAAGATATGTTCAACGGATTGGACTTGCACAAGAAACTGAAAGATGCAGGACTTTCCGAAGCGGAGGTTCAACAGTTGTTCCCCGGACTTGCAAAGACGTTGGACGATGTGCAGAAAGGGATTGAAGCAGAATATCAGAAGAAATTTCCGAAAGGCGAATACCTTATTGCTGATACCGATGCCAACAAGCAATATTTAACAGACTTAAACAAGCTGAACCAGCAGCGTATAAAGGACAGTCAAGACCTTGTTATCGAACTGACTAAAGCTTATAAAACACAGCTTTCAGACCAACTTCAACTTGACAGGTGGTATTATGAGGAGAGAGCAAAGATAGCGAACGCTAATCTAACAGAGGAACAGAAAACACAGTATAATTCCAATCTTACAAGCCAGTACAATAAGAAGTCTGACGAAAACGCTTGGAAACAATTCCAGAATTCGGATATATATATTTCAATGTTTGAGAACATTGAAAGTTCTTCTACTCGTATGCTCGAAGCAATGCGTGACAAGCTCGCAAGTTTACGTGAGAACTTGAAGAATCTTCCTGCCGACCAACTGAAAGCTATAATCAACCAGCAGGAGAAGATTGACGAAATGATTTCCCAAAAGAATCCTTTCAGCGATCTTACTTCTGGAGTAAAAGAGTACATTCAATTCTTAAAGCAAAGGAAGGAACTTGAAGAAGAAAATATTAGAGCCAACAATGCAGTTGCTTACTATACCGAACAGAAAAATGCGCAATCACAGATTGTTCAACAAAAGAAGCAAGAATACGATGCAGCAGTAGAAATATACGGTGTAAATTCGGAGCAAGCAAATCAGCTACGCATACAATGGTTGTTAGAGAAGTCAAAACTTGATGCAATACTCGCTCAACTTGTAGCAGAAGGGAAAATAACTGAAGAAACCGCCGAACAAATCAGAAATGGTCAGAAATTAGGTAAAACCCTGTCCGATAAATTCAGCGAAATTGGAAATAATCTCTCTGAATTTTCATCCGGTATCACTGACGTAGCAAGTAACCTTGAAAATGTGTTTGGCACTATGTCTGCCGGAACAGCAGATACAATTAGCAGTATAGCAGAGATTGCTGGAGGATTAGGTCAAACAGCAAGCGGAGTTGGAAGGATAATATCGGGAGATGTTATCGGAGGAGGGATTCAAGCAATTGGAGGATTGGCAAAAACCATAGGAAGTCTTTTTAATATTAAAGACAAGAAGAAGGAGCGTGAAATCCAACGGCAGACAAAGAATATAGAAACACTTGGTAAGGCATACGATGAGCTAAAAGAGAAGATGGAAGCCGCTTGGAGTGCAGATGACCTTCGCACACAGACGAAAGATACCGTAGCCAACTTAGACAGCCAGATTGCTTCATACCAAGCTATGATTAAAGCCGAAGAGGATAAGAAGAAAACCGACCACGCTCGTATTGAAGAATGGCAAGATGCTATTGAGGAACTTAAAAAGACCAAACAAGAAATCCTGAATCAAGAAAAAATTGAAATGGGAGGCATCGGCGGTGAATCCGAATACAAAGATGCTGCCTCTTCATTTGTTCAAGCGTGGCTGGACGCATTTAATGAAACAGGTGATGGACTTAAGGGGTTGGAAGAAAATTTTGATGATTTCATAAACAATCTCTTCTTGAAACAAGCATCCATGAGAATTGCCAATAAGTTTCTTGAACCGTTATTCCAAATGATAGACCTTGCTGTTACAGAAGGAGAAGAAGCTATAAGAAAAGGATTTGACGGTGATACAAAAGTAACAAGGCAAGAGATGGACAAGATTGTTGAAGAAGCAAAAAAGCAATTCCCGCAACTTAGTGAAGCATTAGAAGACCTATACAACGCTCTTGGGATAAAAGATAATAAGAAAGCCGAACTATCGGCTCTCCAACAAGGTATACAATCTATGAGCGAAGAAACCGCAGGGGAACTTCAAGCCCTACTGAACTCGATACGCTTCTTCGTCTCCCAGCAAACAACCGACATTTCCGCAATCAGAACGCTGTTGGATGCCCGATACGGTCTTGAAACCGAATACTCTGATAGTAACCCCATGCTCGTTGAATTGAGGACACAAACGGGGTATTTGGAAATCCTTTCGGACAGGATAGACCGTGTGTTTGCGCCAAGTCCAAATTCAAAAGGAGCCGGGATTAGGGTTTTTATGCAATAAAAATGAAGCGGTAGGATGTTCTCTTACCGCTTCATACGCATGATAAGTCTGTGATTATTTACTTCCGTGGTCGTATATATCACCGAATTTAGCTTCTATGAATATAGGGTATATCACACAGTCCATTATTAGACATACGAAAGGGCGGTTATCGCCACTATATCTGAAAACAGCAAGTTCTTTAATATCCTCTGTGATTATTGCAGGAAGGGATGTTGGCTTCAACTGTTTGATTGGTATCATTTCAAAACCATACTGGTGTTTCCCGGAAACGTTTATATCTTTCCAAGTAAGACAGCACAATTTTTGCATCCTCGTTACAAAATCCTTGAACACACTATTATCACATCCTTTTAAAGACGTTTTCATATCCAAGTACTTAAAGCAGAAAAGAGGTTCTTTGCTTCTCGCATCAACCTCTTTTTCTTTTAAATTAGGCTTTACATCTTTATGCTTTAACTTAAACTTGCCACTCATTTATGCTTCAATTTGTGTTTTGAAAAACGCCATCATCTTATCACGGCTTATTACAGAGTTTATTTCCGTGGTTTTCCAAGGAGATTCTTCATGTGTCATTTTCATCAAGGCTACAGCAGAAAACTGGTTGTATTCCTCATAAACATTGTTGAAAAGTTCTTCTTCATCATCTGATAAAGATATACCTTCTTTTGAAGTCGATATAGAATTGGATTCAAACGATTTATATTCCTTATATACAGAAGGGACAACCGGTCCATATTGCCAAGCAACAATATCCTCATCAAACAATGGCGTTCCAAAATATGCCAAATGGAAACCTTGTTGGTAATACATCATCTTCTGCAATTTCAGATTTGATATAGTATCACCATGTTCCAAATCTGTTTTGGATATAATTTTATTTGCGATGTCTAATGCTTTGTATGCCATAATATAATGAGTTATTTGTAAAAGAGCCCAAGGGGTAAGCATACCTATTATTCAAGGATAAGCAGTAAATACAGCTTTAAGGTATGCGTAGCCATGAGCGTAATTATGATGCAAATATAGAGGCTAAAATTTGTATTGCAATGGATTTCTTATTTAATTTATAGATGTTTAATAGCATATTATAAAAAACGCTGCGACAATACACAATGCCCCCAAAGAAATCATCGCTACTTATACCTTCCTATCACTACTTGATTGATGCAATCGGCAGCAAAACCTACCAAATAAGCTTGTGCCTCATCATTGTAAAAATCACCTTTAACGCCAATGTCAGAAAAAATAAAGGAAGATACATGAAGAGCCTCATGCGCTATGTCCTTAATTCCCATTTTTTGCTTTATATATACAACAACACCTAGCCAATCACCGTCTTTTATCGAGGCTCTAAACGTAATAGCCTTGCATGATTCCAACATATTCTCAACCTCGTCAGATTCTTCAATATAAAAAGTGCGTTCTATATCTTTAAAAGAGCCTCCCTTTACAACCCATAGCTTACGTGGGTATATGGTAAGCTCAAACTGATGTATCTGAAATTTACTGCTCATAGCTCCACTTTCGCCCCAACCACATACTCTTTCCCGACTTCACGACCTAATTCGTCATAAGAAACCCTACGGACAAATCCAACATCAGAAACCTGTACTCCGGTCTCATTCTCAAACTCATTCAGAAGAGCGGCTATCTTTTCGTTCAACTCCTGCTTCTTTTGCTTTATCTCTTGAATATCCATAATTATTGTTCTGCCTTAAGATAAATATTCTTCAATTCGTCCTTTTTCAAAGCTCCGTACTTTATTGCACGGTCTATACGCTTACGGGCATTACCATCCTTAGATTTCACACTATTCTTGGAATTATCCTTAGATACAATCAGTTTAACCAACTCGTTCAGAGGAATAGGCTCTACAACAGCTCTATCCCAAATAGAACTGAAAAAATCTTTTGCCGGTTTACCCATAAGTAACTTCTTTTCCGTTTCATCCCCCACTTTTTCAAAATGCAAGTAAGGTTCGGCCACAATATTGAAGTAAGGCAGCAAAGATTTTTCGTCCGGTTCACTCACCATACGTGTTTTCAGAAGTTTCAAGTATCTACCCCCTACCCTTGTGCGCCCAATGGCAAATACCCCGTCCGCAAAGTTGGAAAGAAGCTTGCTCCCTGCCATATTGGTTTTAGACAAGGGCTTCCATTCCTCAATCTTAGGCGTATGCGCTATTACCATGATACTGATTTTCAGTTCACGCTTTAATCTTGTAAGACCGTCCATAATAACTCCAGCATACTCCGCTTCTGCCGTCTGCGTAGAAAGATAAGAAAGATTATCAAGTATCATAACCTTTGCGCCTGTATCAATCAGCTTGTCTTTTATGCCGTCAATCACGTTCATGCTAAAATCCTCGCTATCCACTTCTTCTGATATTGTGCATCGGATAAGCGACTTCGGGAAATCAGCGTTCTTATAACGCCTTGCAAGTTGTCTGTCAGAAAGCTCAAAATCAAAGTACAATACCTTTTGAGGACTTACCTCAACATCCGCACATTCGCTTTCCCCTTTAGCTATCTCGTAGGCTATCTGCGTGGCAAGAATGGACTTACCTATTCCGCTATCGGCAAATAGGAAAACAAGCTCGTTTTCCCACCAAAAATCGCCCCACAACCTATGAATAGGTGGCTTCTTCTTACCATCCTCAATGACTGACTGCATATCGGAAGAGCTGAACAATGGTATTTGTTCAACCATATCTCCATCATCGGGAATATCGCTACCTATTTGCTCAAACCGTTCTATGTCGGCTTGTATTTGCTCTTCTTCTATATAATTCATTGTTTTTTAAGCTCCGTTTTAGCGAATACTAAATTTTGTACTTCTTCTTCCCATATATCACCTTCGTTCCCTTCAAAGTCAAGGTAAACGGTATCATTCGGGCTTGCCCCATTGATGCTTGAAAATATTCCGACTATCTGCATGGGGATGGAAAGCCTTTCTTCTTGTTGGGAGCGGAATTTGATATGAACATAGTTGCCTATTTTTAAGTCTGTTGTTTTCATAATCTGATTTTTAAGCAAGGTGCGCCAGCATTAACCAACGCACCCGTTACTTTTTCTACACGTGGCAGATAGGCTATTCTTTCAGAAGTTTTACACGTTGATTAATGATATTCAAATACTCGCCCATATACTCACGTTGAGCTAAAAGCAATCTTCTTTGATTTTCATCTTTAACCGATTCCTCAAATTTTGGAGATTCAACGAACAGACAGAGCTTCTCCAACTTTGCTGCCAAATCCTTCTGTTCAATTACCAATCGGTCAAGAAATGAATCTGCACACTTATATGCTTCTTCAAACGGTTTTGCTGGCGACCAGCTTTCGTAACCGTCTTGATACTTCACATGATAACCAGCATTTCCTTTCTCGCTTTCGTTAGGCTCTCTACCTGCTTGCAGCAAGCCTTTCTCATACGCTTCGCCCATTGTCATAGGCTCGGCTTCAATCTGTTTTGTTCCAATGTACTTTTTCATATCAATTAATATGGTTTAATTGTTTCTTGATTCATTAATTTCGCCATAAAATCATGCTTTTCTTGTTTGGTTGCTTTTCGCACATCACCTCCCCACATGAAATTTCTAAACCCTGTACTCTTTTTAATTTCCCCGTCATTCCAACCTATAAGAATACCATAACCGTCACCAGTCACGCATCCGTTATAAATGAAAATCTTTTATCTATCGGATTGTACATTTCCGATTCTTTACTTGATGGGATTCCATACAGAAAATCACCAATACAATATTCTGTTTCTTTCATATTTTCTTATATTTAAGTCCGAAACAAACCTTAATCATAAGCCTTCTGAACAATCATTTTATCATAAACGGGAATACTTGACCTTGTCGGCTCATGCACAATATAGCCAATCACCTTAACCGGTTGTTTAACATAATAATTATCCATAATAATCAATTTTTAGCCCATTCGGACTTAGTTATACAATTCATTGACTTAAACCTACTTATAATCATGATTGATATGCGGTTCAGAGTTATCCACATACTTCTCATGTACCACACCATTACCTTCAGTCGTGAAACTACAGTCTTTCCCATAGCGTATAACGCAACAGTGACCTTCACACATGACGCGTACTTTCGATTTTCCGCTCAGGTAAATCTCACACACAATTCCTTTGCCGACAACAACATCACACTCGCAATCAACAAACAATGTAAGCGTGGAGCGTATATCAACATCACTCTTATGGGAAACATACATTTCGGATGTGTATCCGTCCTTATTTCGCTGCCATTTACCATTTATGTAATCGGAAAAGTTCTTTATGATATACGAAGGAGACAATCCCCACCCGTTAGATATGCTGTCAGCAATCATATCCATTCCTTTTGCGTCTGTGGCAATCTCCATCAACTTCTCCTTGCTTGTGGCCGCATCCCATTTGTCTTTATATGACGTGCACAATCCGAGCATCATGGCATTACGTTTAAAAGAAAGCAAATCATTCATACAATCAGAAATTTTTTTAGTTCGACCTCAATAAGTTCATTAATCCTCTTCACGTCACTATCTGAACAAGGAATGTCCTTATACATTCTGACAGACCGTATAATGTTACGTGCATGAATATGAGAATGTCTTTCCAATGCGCTGTATGGCACCCCGAATCGGTCATGCGCAATCACAAATACGGCAGATCTTGCCATTCTCTTTACGAACGGTATATTTGTCCTCCCTTCGTATAAAGACAAAGGAGAGACAGGAACATATTTGTCATTGCAAAATGCTTTATTTACGCAATCGCAAACAATACGCTCAATCTTTCTTATAACGCCCGATTTTAAGCAATCTTTTCCTTCTGACATACTTTTCTATTATTTTCTTTTGGTCTTCATTAAGAATTTCACCCATAACATACATATTTCCAATAGTAGCCTTTCTAAAATCCACTTCCTTTTTCCCACATTTACCCAAATTACAATCTACACCTTTTGAAACATTCGGTATTATCACATGGGTACTGGTGCATCCTTTTACGGGTATCGCCTTAAAGCTAAGAAACATATTACCGTTTCTCACCTTAATACACCCTGTTTCTACATCGGGAATAAAAAGCCCCTTTGTCACTTCTCCGGTCTGCTTGTCCTTGAATGACACCCATTTCACACCGGGATGCCGTTCCATCTTTATGTAGATGTGATATACATTGTCCGGGTTATACCTGTCCTTTCTCGGTTTCAGAACTATGCTCATTGAAAACCTCCTTTGCTTCTTCCGCCATTATAGCCTTTTGTTCAAACTCTGCATTGGCTTTCACATCTTCTTCGGGCGGTGTAGTAGTCATAGCTTCCTGCAAGTCCTGCATCTGCTTGGTAAACCACTCTTGATAGTGCATAGCCTCTCTCTGCGCTTCCTCGATGTCCGTAAACACCACTTGCGGCTTGATAAGGTTTGCTTCGGTGGTAATTTTAAGTCCGTCCAGCATTTCTTGGTTGGTAACATCGGTATCGGCAAATTTTTCATTCTCTTTGCCAACGATGGACTTCTTGAACTCCACCATATACTTCAACCAAGCGTACAACGATGTTTCGTGCGCCTTTCCTTCCACTCCTACTGCGTAAGGTGTAGTGAATACACGGTAGCCTGTGTAGTTCTTAAAACAGGCATATCCTTTCGTGATTACAATCTCAAACGAGCCGAAGTTTTCTCTCTCCAACACATCACTTTCTTTGATGATGAACTCAAATCCTTGTTGTTTCTTGTTCTTTGCCATAGCTATTCATTTATACGATTAAACAATTCAGGATGGTTTTTCTCGTAAGAATCCCACTTTTCAAGAAACCACTGCAAATCTTTTAGCAGCTCTTGAAGTAAATCAAATTCTTTAGGATAATGCAATGAATTATATACTTTTACTAAAGAACTGAACCTTTCAATGTCAGATTCGATAAACCCGCGGCTTTCATATTTTCTTTTCTGAAAGTAACATCCAAGCTCATAGCTTAATCCTTGTTCATTGCACTCAAAAAACTTACAGCAATAATCTTCTATTTTTCTTACTACATTGTGGCTGAATAAAAGTGCTGCATATATTTCCTTGTTCACCAGCCCTTTAATACGATATCTGTAATTTTCAGGTAGAAGGACGTAAACACATTCTGCATTCTGATAAGCATTTGTATTTCTTATATCATATAACTTTGTATACATACCTTACTCCTCCGTTTTAGCCTTTCTACCCCTCTTAGGTCTGAACGCCGTCTTAGCGTCCTCAACCTCGATAATACACTCTCCCTCATCCTCAACGGTTGCAACGGTCTCATTCTCTTTCAGTTCTTCCTCTAGGGCCGGATTAAGAGCTTCCTCCGCTTCATCCACAACAGACTTCCCGAATCTCGGCTTCTCTTGGTTCATGTTCAACTTCTGCATATCCATAGCGTACTGCAACTGGTACACCTTAAACTTCTCATCGTCCGAATCAATGATTTCATCCGCATAACCGGGATAGTGCATCGCAATCGTCCGTCTGTTAGCCTTTCTCGCCATCGCCAACGCTTCCTCGTCCACGTACATATACGGATGGATGGAAAGCAGTCCGTCAATGGGCGACAACCGCCCGAAAGTCTTCTTGTACTGGATAAGTCCGTCTGCCCTCTGCTCCACAATGGCGTAGGCATTCATGAGGTTCTTCTTTTTGATAAGGGCGATAGCCAATATCCAAGTAAGCCCCAGTTCGGGATTGAACTTCTTGGGCAAATCCTTGCACTTCGCAAAGGATAATGCTTCTGGCAAAGTTTCTTCTTCTAAAAACATAGCAATATAGAATTTAATTGTTATTCGTTAGGGAAAATTTCGTTATATCCGAAGGAATGTCCGTAAACGTTCTTGAACGTAAACGTCACCTCCTTGTATTTCTGCCCGTAAAGGGTATCGCTTTTAGGCTCCGTGGCTCCTGAAAGGTACATAAGGACCTTTCTCTTCCTCGCTGTATCACGGTAGGCAATCTTATAACCAGTAATGAAAGCCATAAAGTCACGGTAAGACTTATCATCCTTGGTATCATCCTCCAAGAATATCAATGTTAACTTTATCGTTGTCTGCTTGTGTGCCGGGGTGCTGGAAACATACACCTCCGCCTTGCTTGTCTCGGCAAAATCCTCTGAGTACATATTGGTAGGCTCTCCATAAGAATTAAGTCCGGTACATTCTTTGTACCTCAAACCGGGAAAATCTGTTTCCAAGTCTTTCCAAACGGCATCCGACTCACCGTAACGTATCATATAGAATTTGTATTCTTCCATAAAAATAGAATATAACTACTGCAAAAATAGAAAATTATATTGATTTATTCAAGCTTTACTTTAATATTTATCACTGTGATATATTTTTACTCATATTCCTATTATTTTTATGTTAGTAATACAAAAGGCATCCCGCTTGTAATAAGTAGGATGCCTTCATGTATGATAAAATTATATTTTTCAATTTTGGCTTATTATACTCATGTGTGGGTATTTGGTTTCATGAATTGTCGGCTTCTTGGGCTTTTCTCCTTTGAGTTCTGCAAGTTCCGCCTTGACTTCCTTAAGTTCGTTCAATAAATCCGTATATCCTTCCGTCAATCGGAGAATATGTTGCATCATTGCTGTACTGATTTCCATAATAGATGAATATTTGTTTTAGTCGTTATTCCTGCCATCTGCCCGCCAGCCGTATTACTGGCGGGGTATCATAACGTGATTTCGCTGGTCGAACCTCAACGTGCATCTATGCTTGTTTATGTGGCAATATATTTTTGGGTATAGTTGTATCCGTCCGCATAAATGCGGATAACACAAGTAGTTGGTTTATAAACTTTAGATTACGCAGCGGGTTCTAATTCTCCTTTTATCTGCTTAATGGCTTTCTTCACGTCCCAATCATTTTCATATAGAGCAATAATGAAGCGTCTACCTTTCTGCGTCCATACAGTATATGTGTTGGTATGGGTATTACCTCTTTCACTTGTGAAAATATTGGTTCTCGTTTCATGCATACCCCATTTGTCGTATGGTGATTTTAAGAGCCACTGCCCCGACTGTTTGAACTGTATTCCAAGTTCTTTCAGTTTGTTGTTCAGTTTTTCTGCCGACATCCCTATCTCTTTTGAGATTTGAGTGGTTGTCATGGCATTGACGCTCAACAGATGGTTGTCGTAGTAGCTGACTTTCGGAGCAGCCTCCTTGATTTCCTTGTCTTGCAGTTTAATGGTGGCTTGCTGTTGCTCCGTTTGGGCTTCAAGCTGCTTTAACCGTTCCTCTCTCTTGGCAAGGGTGGCTTGTGCGATGGTTAGAGCACGTGCCATGATTTCTTCGGGAGTGTCGTCCTGCTTGGTGGCAATGTAGCCGCCTGTTTCTAATACGGTAGGAATAACTTCATCGAAAATTCAACTTTCGACTTCTTCAGCTTGCGGAAGTTCTGAATTGGCAACTAAACGGATTAAGTTACCTTTTGTGATTATTTTGATTTCTCCTGTTTGTTCATAGATAGTACCGTCTTTCCTCTGACCAGTTTTAACCACCCCGTCGCAAAACGCGACCCCGTCTGATTTACAATGTTTTGAAATCGCATCACGTGGATTCGCATATCCTAAGCATTTTGCAACATCTGTTGCAGCAAACATTACTTGACCGTTTATTACCACGGTACGTACTTGCCCGAAAATAGGCGATTGGAATAGTTTTAATTCTTCCATAACGATAATTTGAACAATAAAAAACTGCGCTACGTGTTGTTCAAGTTTATCGCAAACTCCGTGGGTATTTCTACTCCACGACACGGCGCAGTTTTATCTTTATATTTTAAAGACTACTTTATGTATGGGCATAAAAAATGCCGCTATGTTTGCGGCTTTGCACCGCGATAATTTGAACACTGCAAAGGAAAGCATTTATTTTGGAACTGCAAAACTTTGCGGTATGTTTTTGAGCATAAAAAAGCCACGGCTGTAATTTAACCGTGACTTAATATTTCTAATTGCTTATTGTTGTATATTACCAATCGTTTTCACTACTTTCCATATATCCCTTCAAGTTTTTTATTAGATTTGAGAAAACAGATTTTTCTACTGACTTCCAATCTCCGGCTATCTGTTTCGTTTCATAGGCATTCTCTATATTGGTATCCTTCAACTTTCCTTCACTTAACGTGTATTTCCATAAATCGCTCCACCTTATTTGTATGTTATCTATAACATATTTATATCTTCCGTCTTTTACATATATAGACATACTAAACTCTCTCCACTGGTCCCATTCGTTTGGGTTAGATGAAGTCTCTGTCGTAAACGGTATTATTGATTTTATAGTTATCAAACCAAGTTCCTTGTCTTTTGCTTGTATTACTGTATTTTTGAAATAAGACGACTTGTTTACCCAAATCAATGCGTTGGTAAATAAATCAGAAGACTTCTTATTACTCACTTCAACTACATCTGATATAGTATATTTACCATTAACTACTGAGCAATTTTCACTATTTTGAGCAAACAATAAAGTATGCACAAATAAAATTAGCACAAATGATAACAATTTTCTCATAAGATTGATTTTTAATTAATTATACATGATTAATTACAACTTTCTGATTTTAAACTTATAAGTTTTATCATCACCATCTATATCCATGGTAATAACTGCCATATCGTTCGTAATAGAAATGACCTTAAAACGAATATATTTTTCTCCATATACAGAATAAATATTAATATAGTCACCATTTATTTTATATATGCCTGTAAAATTCCCAATAAATCCACTTTGCTTATAAGTACCATTTGGCGTAAACGTATAGGAAAGTTGATATTGAGTTCCAAAATCTGACAGGTTAGCCATTTCTCCATTAACATCAATTTCAAGACCTTCCCATGTACCGTGAAGATTTTTCAATGGATACTTAAACGTGTTTGAAGATGAGTGCTTTTTTGCGTTAAACTCCTTCGTTTTATCCAAATCAAGTTTTAACATGAACGCATCATTCTGAATTGTCTTATCTATCACCCCGACAGAATTAACGTCCATAGCGACAGATACAGCACCTTGATGTCCTTCCGAATCATCAAAGAAGAAAAACATACGTCCATCATTCACTTGCTTTGAATTGATTTCATACGATTTCACCACATTACCGCCCATAGTAATGAATTTTGCACTTGACCCTATATCCAATCGGAAAATAGTGTCTGTGGATTGTAATAGCTTCTTTGATATATCCTTATTACAAGTACATATAAAAGAAGCGTCTTGCGCATTTGCCGTAGTTATAACCATCAGCAAAGCAATAATTGAAAATAAAATCTTCTTCATATAATATAATTTTTAGTGAATAATCATTTCTTATGCTGCCAGCAATAGATGCTTCCCTTTGCGGCAGTCCTCTTGCACCGTGTGCCTTTCTTGGTTCTCGCAGCACATCTTCTCTTGGTTACATTTGTACCCGAACCACCACCGACACCGCTTCCGCCACTATTGCCTCCGCTGCTTGGTGCGGAAACACCAAATTGATACACACAAAATGTATCTCTTAGGTTGTATTTGTCATTATACACTTCTACAAAACATTCCCTGTCTTCTGTACTTTTGTTCTCCGAAACAATAACATTCACATAAGGATAATTGCATTTATAATCTATCCAGCTGCAATCACCAATTCCTCTTGCCTTAAAATCATTAAGCGTTGTAGTTACTTCTACTTTATCTTCGCTTGGGAAGGAATATGTATATATACTACCGTAAACCGAAAGCATATTATATTCTTCCACTTCATAATCGCTGCATCCCGATATTATCAATGATGCAATGGCTATTAATATCTTCTTCATTTCCTCAACCCCTTTCTAAAACTACTGTTTGCATTCCTTGAACTCTTCATAAGTCCACCTTTTACAACCCAAATGATAACCGCAATAAAAAATAGTATATCCATAACCCTTGTTATAAGTTAGTAATATTCAAATATTTATTCCTTTATCCTTCCATTTTCGTCAAATTCAAAAGGAAGCTCCATCTGCCCGATTTGGCGCATCTTCATCTTCTTGAAGTTGTCGCAGAACTGCTTCATGTTATCAGATACTTGAAACAGTGTTATTACCTTGTTTATCTGCTTCTCCAAATTAGGCTCTCCTATATCGGTAGTCAAAAGCTGGTGATACCTGTTAGTCCTGTTCCCCGATTCGCTTTTAGGAGTTTTCTTTTTAAGCTCCTCCAACACGCCATTAGGTAATTCCTCGTATATGAAAGTGTTCGTCCACTTGCCTATGATTCCCGGTCTTTTCTTTATACCGTTCACCGTATAATCCCAACCGTTAAGCCTGAACAGTTCCTTGTAAAATATGTCAGGAAAACGCTTTTGCCAAGGCAACAACTCTTCTGATATGTATGCTTTCAATATCCTTTGAAGCTCGTCATTCTCACGCTCGTACTGGTAGCCGGTGGCTTCATCAACAAGTGCTGTTATTCCGACACGTGCAAAAGCACGCATAAGAATCTCGCATTGTTCAGCTATTATCAACTGCCTTGGTGAGAGGTCTATCTCCTTGCGCGCTTGAAGGAATACATCACAAATGTCAGCCAAAACCTCCGCTTTGTACCCATTAATCTTCTTTCCTCCTTCATAGCATAAAACAGGGCTAAAGTGGTCCGATGATAAGTATTTGGAAATAAACGGACTAAGTGTCTTTTGATTAAGGTATCTGACTATTCTGTGGCCCGATGTAGTTTTATTATCATCAACCATTTTTAGTGCTTCTTGCATTCCCCTTCCCGACAAAACTCTTGTTCCATCATTAAGTACATAGCATGGTATAATCATACCGTTAAGGTCGAGCTCTCCCTTGTATTGTATTATCTTCTTTTCTTCCATATAATAATGCCGTTCTAAGTTAGTAATAGTCCGCAAAGGTAACAAATAACAGCGGAATACGGGTAATACGACGAAATGTTTGACGGCACACTTCAAACGAAGCCGTGTAAGTCACTATCTCTAAAAACGGACATAATCCGTCGCGCCAAACGAGAAATCCCCAGCACAAGCCCCAATCAAAGTCACAGGGCGCATAAACAACCCGATAACCATTACAATATCACAAAACCACCCGCAATCCTATTAGACATACCCTATATAAATAAAGGAAAAATGTCTAATCCAAAACCATAAAAAGAAAGTAATACAAAGAAAAAGTGAGCGAAGCGAACACCGCTCTCCCTTTTATTATGAAATAATCAAAGGGGTTTATACACACACTGCAAAGGAAAACATTCACGTAAACATCAACAAACTGCATAAAAATGATAATATTATTTTACAATAAACACAAGGATATAAAAATAAAATATCACAACAATATAATAAGTAGCGAAAAATCAGAAAAAAATTAAAAAAAAATCGGGAGGGGACGGATGTTCACGGCTGCACTGGTACAGGGGGGGGGCGGGGATGCTTGCAACGTCTTTAAACGCTCGTTTGCTTCGTTGTATATGGCTTTAACAAGGCTATAGAAGACAAAGTAAACAAAGTGCGGTTTATTGTGAAGGTGCAAATAAAACGCTTTCATATAGCATAATATCAAGTAACAAGCGTATGTTATAAAACATATCACTATGACTATTTATTTACAAAATAATATATTATTTTACTTGCATATATGATAATAATTTCTGAACTTTGCAGTGTTAAAAGATAAGAGATACAGCGCTACAATACAGGTTGTTATCTCATTGATTAACAAGCGTGATATATTGATATGATGGATATAAAAAGAGAGCCTTAACACGGCAATGTTAAGACCCTCGTAGGTTGGGAATACTTAAAGAAGTACCCCCCAGACTGGAGGCAAAAGTACTTCTTTAATTTCTCACCTGCAAATATTCTTCAAATTAATTTCGTTGGCTTATTGATAATGATGTGATATGCAGCTATCAGGCAGATAGTGCATATAGGCAGTTATCAGGCTATTAATCACGCTGTAATGAATTGAATTATTAACATTAAACATTATAGCATTATGAAAGTAATGAATTTCTACACCGCAAACGGTTGGGCTGGCTCAAATTATGACAGCAAGTTATCTACAAAGGAAATCGCCGCAAAGGTTAGGTCTTTTGCTAAGAAGAATTTCCCGGGTTTTAAATTTTCCATCCGTACAGAATGGAGTATGTACACGGATTCAATGTATATTGAGCTGAAAGAAGGTGTTTGCATTCCTTTTGTTGAAGGTTCAAGAAGTGCGGAACGTGGCTACATGTCTACGATGTCCAGCGTAAAAGGATGGGAAAATGAGTTAACGCCGGAAATGTTCAAGGTGTTGGACGCTGTTACAACGTATGCAAATTCTTTCCGTTACGATGATAGCGACGGTATGCAAGACTATTACGATACTAATTTTTATTTGAAAATCAAAGTTAGCGACGAATATAAGGTTATAGAGCCGAAAGCGAAGAAAAGCAGCGTTAAGGCTGAAAAGGTTGAGGAAACCAAAGAAGTGGAAGCCGTGACGGTTGAAGGTCTTGAGGTTGTGGACTATTCAGAAAAGGCGGTTGCTGTGTTTGGCGATACAAAAGCTATCAAAGAGCAATTAAAGGAATTGGGCGGACGCTTTAACCCGTCTTTAAATTACAACGGTGAAAAACGTGCCGGATGGATATTTAGCAAGAAACAAGCGGACAAGGTTAAAGAGCTGATAACGCCTATGGCGTTACCGGCGCTTCCTGAAGAAATATATATCCCGGAACTTGCGGAGGAAACGGGGACGTTTGAAAATATCCATTTAACCGAAACGGACAACTTTAACGGCGTGCACTATTACGATATTGAAGGCGCTGGAATCATAACCAGCGCGAAAATACGCGAGGATATACAGCCGGGCGATGTTTTCAATGTATATACGGATGGAGGACGTAAGTTTTGCGTAACCTATGACGGTGTGAGTGTGAAAAGCAGCTTAAAAAAAAATTTACCCGGTATAATTGAGTTTAACGACAAAATAGAAACGGGTACTCTTAGCACTTCATCACATTACACCCCGCTTGCTGAGGGTATGGAATTTTACGAGAAGAAAGTAAAAGGAAAACGTTACACCGTAAAGGATAAGCCGTTAACACTTGGGTATTACGGCGTATTAGATAATTTGGACAACTGTATAATAGAATGCTATCCGACTAAAGAAGAAGCCGCAAAAGAGGCGGAGATACTTAACACGCATATAGGCGAAAACGGACGGTTAAGAAGTATTATATAATTAAATATAGGAGGGTATAATATGAAGGCTAACGATATTGTTATAAAAGAATGCGAATTGCTTAATACAAAAATATATAATCCGGAATTTGATAGTATCAAAAGTATGCCGTGTACAATGGTGTTGCGGTTGATGGATACAGAGGAATACGGGTGCGACTATTGCGGGGCCTTGAATTTGGTTTTAGAACTGTTCCCGGAAATCGACCGGGCGGAGCTTGAAAAAGAGTTAGACCGGTTCGTATAAATGTATGTTAGGCGTTATGTTGTTGTTATTCGGTGCTGTGATATTCATTTCCGGCACCGACAGGGATAAGCTACGCGAATTTATAAACAAAAGTGATGAATCAGATAAATTTTAAAGGATATGAAAGAATATAAGTTAACAGTAGAGTTCCATAATGGGGCGCGTTATTGCTATTACGGCAAGACGAAGAAAGAAGCGTTAGCAGCGTTTAAAAAATCGTTTGGCAACTTTAAAGGCTTCGTAAAAAAAGAGTGGACGATAGAACAAGATTAACCAATGTGGGAAGGCGGAGCGACACCGCCGCCGGGAACTATTATAAACCAATAAAAAATAGAACAATGAGAACGTATTTTGCACAAGTAGAAACAAGATATCGGGCAATTAAAGAATGCCCTTTTACGCCCACACATGTTGCCAAAGTTTTTGGCGGTTATATGTGTTTTGAGTCCACGAATGACTACAGGACATGGAAAAATCAAAAGTAACCAATTATCCCGGCACGGCTAGACCGTGGCAATTTGATTTGCGGCCGGGAGCTAAATTTATAAACTTAAAGGCATTAAATTATGAAACGTAAAGAATTAGACAACATTTTGCGCAACTTGTTAGTTGCCGGTAACATCGTAACGGTGTCATTTGACGAAATGAAGGAAATACGCAAAGAGTTAAACCGTTTTGTCCCAGTTGTGGAGATAGAGATAATAAAGAGCGATTTTGAAACGGTTTCTTTCCGTGAACTGAGATAGCCTAAATCCCGGCACCGTGTGGACTGGCGGAGCGACACCGGGAACTATTTACGAACTTAAAAACAAAAAATATGATTTACGAAGTACGCGCCTACATGGTCAAAGGTGATAGTTTTTATACCTGCATTTTCGCAACGATGGAAGCAGCAAGAAAAGAGGTAGAAAGACTTATTAAAGGCTGCAATTTGAACGGGGTAAAGGTTAGCGGAATGATTTATACATTATCCGCTTTGAATGATAAATACGAGCCTATCAACGAGAAAACCGTATTTTTTGATAATAAGAAAGATTTAGCAAAATTCTATATCGCAAGGGATAAGGACGGGAAACTATTTAAATACCCTTATTGGAATGGAATGTGCGCAACTGACGTACCGCATAAGCATATTAACGCATACCCTTTTGACGGTAATTTCTACGTTCAAGGCAAAGACTACCAGCCCAAGAAAGGCGAAGAAATAGAAAGCGAATTATACGGGAATGTGAACTATGAAAATTCGCCCATACTGATAACAGAAGGCAATTAACTATTAAAACAAAGAATCATGCAAACAATTATAGTAACAGTAAACCAGCAGGGCGAAAAAACAGCCCTGCAAATAGAAATATATTGCCACATGTTAGCATAGACACACGTTGAGGTACGACCAACGTTCACGTTACGATGCCCCGTCAGTAATACGGCTGGCGGGATTGTGGAAAAAGGATATTAAAAACGAACAATTAAATAAAGGAGGAATGACTATGTTTTTTATATGCGTTATCGTGTGGCTCGTAGTGGGCTGCATGAAAGAAATGACAGGGAATAACGGTTTTTAAGCCGAATTATTCGCCAAAGGTTCAACGCCTTGCAAGTGGTGCAAGTTCCACGGGCGAAACTATTACTAACTTAAAATAAAAAGATTATGGAAAAGAATTATTTTATCCAGATTAACGAAAAAGGACGTAGTATAATGCTTCAATCATGTAACGCATTTGATGCTATCAGGTTGCTAAACTTCTACAGCGATGGGATAAACCTGCTTAAAGAAACACAAGAAGTTACAAGCGTAGAACTGTATAAGATTGGCGAATCATTGCCGAAACGAATTTTAATCTAAGGAGGGCTAATTTATGGGAAAGATATATGCTTATCACCGCTTTTCAACGGACGAACAAGACGCACAAAGCCAAAGGAATATAATATCAAAATATGCCGAATCAAAAGGACTGCAAATTGATGAGATTATTTCCGATGAAGGAATAAGCGGAAGTGTTTCGTATAAAAAAAGAAACCTATCCGAATTACTATCCAAGACGAATAAAGGAGATACTATTATAGTGTCGGAAGTTTCACGCCTTACAAGAGGTGGGATTATAGAACTTAGTGATATGATAGCCGAATTTTTCGCCCCAAAGGGATTGCGGTTAATCATCTCAAACGTGAATCTTGATATTGATTGCTCCGATATGAATCCACTTATAGAACTCCAATTATCTATGATGGCAACTTTTGCCAAAATAGAACGGCTTAATATAAAGAACCGAACTAAAGCTGCTTTAGACGCAAGAAAAAAGCAGATAAAGCAAGACGGTTATTTCATTTCCAAAGCTGGAAACAAATGCACCTCTTTAGGTGGAACAACCACCGGACAAACAAAAGGCGGTAAAGCGAACGGGGAAAAGAGAAGAAAGGAAGCGATGAATGACGAAAAGAACAACATGATAGCCGCAATGTTGGAGGGGTGCAATACTCCGCAAGACATTGACAAGGTAGTCGAACGGTTGAACGCAAGGGGTATTTTGACAAAAACCGGGCTACCATTCACAAGGAATAGATTAACCGCGTTAAGGACTAAGATAAACAGGCGTGCCGAATATGCGCAAAGCAATCTATCAGCGTAAACCAATGGACATATTTAAAATATATCAGATATGAGGATACGAATTAAGACATTAGCGGAAATAGGCGAACAACACGACCGTATTTGCGAATATCTCGATGAACAAGGCAGAACGGAGAGTTCCCGTAAGGTAACGGAGCTATACGAATGTGCAATCGGGCGAATACTCCAAATGCTTGGTGTTACCAAATTAGATGATGATAGCCTTGAATTTGTACTTGTAGAACCGCTAATGGTTGGTAGCTACTGATTTAAAAGGCGAATTAAGCCGTGCAAGGTAAACAACCCGAGACCGTAAATCAAACTGTGTCAATCCTTAATATGCCTGATTGTTTCCTATTTTACTTTCGGTTAAATATTTGGGAATCAGACATATTTAAAGCAGTATTAAACTAAAGAAATGATAAATTAAAGGTTTGACACAGTTCTATTTACATTCCCTATTGATTATTGTTCACGAAATCAATGACCTTTCTATTCGCTTCATCAACTTTTTTCATATCGAAACGGATATAGATGTCAGTCGTTGTACTGTTCGCCCAACTATGCCCAAGCGCGTGGGCTATTACTTCCTTTGGAATATCAAGTTCCGCCGCTATTGTAGCCCAAGTATGGCGGCTCCAGTATGAGGACAAATCAGGGAATAGGGGATTTCTACTCTTTTTCCCTCCCAATCCCTTCCTTTCTGTCTCTCCAATCTGTTTTAACCCTATTCCCATACGATGTAGGAAATCCTTGTAATTTCCGTATTCATCCATTATATTAAGAAGATAATCCTTCCCTTTGTATTTCTCAATTATAGCCTGCGCTTCCGGTTCTACTTTAATACTGTATAATTTCCCCGTCTTAGCTCTTTTATATTCAAAACGACCATTTACCAATGCAGAATGTTTTGCGTTAAACAAATCGGCTGCATTTACTCCTATGAGATAGAACATGAGCATGAACATATCCCTATATCTAATCTGGTATTCCTCACATGGATAATCTCTCAATAACCTAAGTTGTTCTGCTGTAAGACTACGTTTTCGGGTTTCCTCTTTCTTTATTGAAAACCTTCTGAATGGATACAATGTTGTGTACTCCTCATCAATGGCGTAGTTGAATACACTACGTATGTTCCGTAAATGAATAGCGTAGGCATTAACCTTCATCGTCTTTGCCATCCACGCTTCAAAGTTTTCCAGCCATGACTTATCCATGCTCTCAAAAGTACAATGACTATCGTATTCCTCAATCTTGTTTCTTGTGGTTGTATATATAGACTTAGTTCCCTGATTAGTTTTCTTGGAAACGAATTCATCAAGATAATAGAGAAACGTCTTTTGATTTTCAACCTTGCTACTTATAGCGTCCTCTATCAACTTCTTCAAAGCTTTGTCTGTAGTTGATTTCAACTTTTCTTGTTGCTCTAAAGTAAATATTACTGTTTCCGCCTTGTTTATTATTCCACGGGCAACTATATTTCTCGGCTTGTAATTTTGTGCACGCACAGAATATTCGTTCCCATTCCATTCTTTTTCCGATGCACTTAGCTGCGTAGCTATCATTATTTGTTTGTTGTGGAATACATTCAACTTTATCGGATAAGTACCATCTTTTTTTTGTCTTCTTTTATCAAGGTAGAATTTAACCGTTGCCATATATCTATGTTTTTAGTTTATGCATATCTGAAAATTTGCATAGGATTTGCATACAAAGGTAGGGTAACAACCCCTAATAACCCCCAAAAACGTACATGTTATATGGCATATATAAAGAAAAAGGCAGCTACTTTATTTGTAACTGCCTGATTTTCAGAAGAGCGGCAAGCGAGGCTCGAACTCGTGACCCTCAGCTTGGGAAGCTGATGCTCTACCAACTGAGCTATTGCCGCAGGTTTCGTTTCCCTTTATTCTGAAAACATCGGCAAAGGTAATG